CAGTCTTTGCGGCTGGCCTTGTCTTGGTCGATTGAACCGGACAGCTCACCAGCCAGTGACTGCATGGCGCCTTCGTCCATGTACTCGGCGAGGTTGTCATTGAAGCCTTCGTCGCCGTCTTCTTCTTTGCCAATGCTGATCTCCAAGTCACCCGCGTGAATGTTGACTTCTTCGGGATCAACAATTTCGATTTCGATCGGCTCCTCATCTTGCGATAGAGAGTCAATGCCCGCAGGGGCTTGGTACAGGGATTTGTCGATGGCCATGGTGGTCCTTAATAGTATGCGTGGGTACGGCGGCGGAACATCTTCGGTTCATCGCGTTCGTCCGATTCTAAAGAAATGAAGCCCCCTTGTCTAAACCTTAATAGGGCTTGACTGGTGGTATCAACGTAGTCGTCGTGGTCGCCGTTCGGGAACGACGCCACTTCTTCAATCACTTCCCGTGCCCAGCGGGTGTCCGGTGCCCACACAGTCCCAGATGCAAACAGGTCCGCAATGGCGTTTACACGGACAACTTTGTCGTTGCCACGGGACGGGCTGAACTCCTGCACCGGTATGCCCATGTTGCGCAACTCTTGGATCAAAGGGCCACCGGATGCCTTCTTCTCAATAATGAACGCGTCTGGTTCCCACTCTTTGTAGTGCTTAAGCGCCGATATTTTCAAGTCGGGGAACGTCATGCGGTCTTTGAAGGCATCCAGCAGTATTACTTGGGGCGTGTTGTTCTCTTCCTCGTTGTAGAAGACCCCCCACGTGGTGCAGGCTGAGTAGTCAGATGTGGTCTTGGTCTCGAACGCGGTATCCCACGACTGGATGATGTAGTCGCAACGTGGCGGTTCGTCACTCTCCCAGATGCGCCAGCTCTTACGGGAGATGATCGCTGCATTATTAGACGTGGGCTGCTGCATGTACTGGGCGTTCCAGTACTGCGGGTCGATCGAGGCCTTGGTTGCCTTCAATGTGGCCAACGGCCACTGCTCCGGCCAGAGGGACTTCTCATTCTCCGTGCCTTCATTCAGGATGGCCGGCAGCTCCACGATCTCCCAAGGTATAGACTCGGGGTTCTTGGTCTGGTACTCGATCAACCGGCCGGTCAAGTCTAGCTTCGACCAACGAGTCATGATGACGATGATCGCCCCGCCCGGCATCAGACGCTGCAACGGGCCAGTCTGGAACCAAGACCACGCAGTGTCAAACGCTAGACGCGAGTTGATTTTGACGTCCTGCTCCGAGTGTGGATCATCAATAACGAACAAGTCAGCACCACGGCCAGCAAGAGCGCCCCCAACACCAGCAGCATAGTACTGACCGCCAGCGCTTGTAGACCACTTGCCAGCAGCGCTCTGGTCGGACGCAATCTCAGTGTTCTTAAAGACTTCACGGTAGTCCTCGGTGCCCAGCAAGTTACGGACCCGACGGCCAAAATCCTCGGACAAGCCCGCAGTGTGGGTGCCCATGATGATCTTCTTGTTGGGGAAATTGCCTAAAAAGTAGGCAGGAAACAGGTATGAGCTGAACTCAGACTTACCCATACGTGGCGCGATGTTGATGATGACGCGCTTTTTCTTGCCGTCGATCACATCTTGGAATATTTTGGCCAGTTTTCTGTGCTGTGGCCCAACTTTGAAGCCGGGATAGACGTGCTTGGCAAAGTCCAACATGTTCCCACGGGCACCGTACATCGAGGCGCGGCGTTCGCGTTCCTCCAGCATATCCATCAGCTCGATTTTCTCCGCTACCGTCATCGACGGCAGTGCAAGCTGGAGAGCCTGCGCTTCTTTAGGCGTCAGGTTGAGCTTGTTCAGGTTCATTTGTGTCGTTCTTATCAACATGTTCCGCCGACGTGTCGATTTCTGGGCGATTTTCGTACACGTCCTCGACATCCACTACGCCCATGAAACGGTTGAGTTTCTCTTTGATCCTAGCGTCGATCTCGTGGTCGGCCATGTCGGTCTTCTTGACCTCGATGCGTTCCGTGAACAGTGCCACCTCCGTGATGCGTCCCAGCATGTCCAGAGCTTTAAGCCGGATGCGGGCGTCAGGATGGTTCGTCTCTTCAAGAATCTTTGCCACGGCCATGCCGCGCAAGTTCTTGGCTTGCTCTACAAACTCCCAATCGTATGCTGACAGCATAGCCACCAAGTGGCGCACGGCCTCTGGCGTCTTGATCTGGGTGAGCTGATTTTTCGTGTCAGTCACGGATGCGTTGGTAGACAACGCAGTAAAAACTTTTTGTGCAGCCTTGGCGTTGGCTTCTTTGAGCGCCTTGTCATCGTCGTCTACGCCTAGCTTTTCGAGCCAAGCGGTTGTGTTAACTTGAGCATTGAGTGTCGCCTCGGGAGAAATCTTCTCCAAAGGTTTAACCGCCTTCGCCGAGTGCTCGTGCACTGGGGGCTCAAAATCTAACAAGTGGTCCAGCATTTTTTCCTAATGGGGGCGGGTTGCGTTACCCGATGCCGGAGTGTACACTAACTTCCGGTGGCGGCGCAAGCTGTTGCTTCTCCTACGGGTCTTTCCGGACTCTTCAACCCCCAGTCAGAAATGGCCGGGGGTTTTTTTTTGTTTGGCTGGCAAACTTGGGCTCGAACCAAGGACCTACGGATTAACAGTCCGGCGCTCTACCAACTGAGCTATATGCCAAGGTGTTGTCGGCTGGTAGTTCCTCTTTTCCGCTTTCGCGTGCTGCCAACAGCTCCTCATTTAAGCCAAGCCTCTCCATTGGCCACCGACATCCACAGTGTACATCGTTAGACACGAGGTTTTTCTAAATTTTCTAGAAATTTTTTGGGTAGGGGCAAAGTTTTGATAGGGGGTGGTGTCCTGGATTGGCTTAGTTATAAAGAACTACAGAAATACTCAGGATGGTTGCAAAACAGTGTTTATGGCGGCAATGCCCTACGTCCTCTAAAAGGGGTTGTACCCCCGTGGTGGAGGTCACAGTGACCCGATTCATAACGCCATAGTTCCCCCTTCCACACAATAGAGTTAGCGGTAGGGGATAGCTCTTGCCGCATTAACTTAACTCAATAGGTAACACCATGACAAACGCAAACAAGACCCAAGCATTCAAAGTACTCGACACCTTCGCGGATAGCCGCGTCACGCTTATAGACGGTATGCATAAGGCAGGATACACGCTTGAGACGGCCCGTGACGTCACGATCGAATGGGCATGTGCCAAGACCGGCGCATCATTCAATGTGAAGGCCAATGGCAAGGTTACGCTCGACTCTAGCCACAAGAAATACGAGACAACCAAGACCGTCGTGCGTGACGTGATGCACATGATGGCTGGAACTACACGCCGCGCCGTCAGTGCCAAGAAAGAACACGACCCCGTTGCAGCCATGATTAAGGCTATGGGCAAGCTGACTGCCGCGCAGCAGCGCGCCGTCATCAAAGCTCTCTAATCGGGTCACTGTGACCCGAAATTCTCCGCGTGGCTCTGAATGCGAGGGTCTCGCGGTGTTTCAAATATTGTCCAACTCTGAAAGAAACCTATGTCATACCACACTCAAACCTACACCATGACCCGCATCCAATCAATCATCACCGCGCTATTAGGCGCAACCCTCATCATCATTGGCGTCGAAGGGGACGGCTACCTAAACCAAGCCATGCTCGTAGCTGCAGGCGTCAACCTCTGCGCCGCTTTCACATTCACAGGAGAATAACCATGCGAACTCTACACGCCCCACGCATTGAAGACATAGGCGCAGTCACCATCGGCACGCACCACTACTGGGTGCAACACTACTACCCCAACGGCGGCACACAGTGCCTCGTATACGTCTTCAAGCGGCACTCGCCCGAGCGTATGGGCGTCGTGTTCAAAGACCAACCTGACTACGTGCGCTGGTCGAAGGCTGTGCCAGCACAGCTACCCTTGTGGTAAATCGGGTCACCGTGACCCGAATCGGGAATAATGATGGTTGTCCGAGGGTATCCGTCATTATTCCAACTGGCTACCAACCTAGACAAGCCACACCCCGCATGAACACTGGCGAGCGTCGAAAAGCGTCCTATATATATATCTTTTTAAATCTATTTATATATAGGGGGATGTTCATATCTGGACAAGCCCGCCTTTTCCCGTAAGCCTTGCTCTTTTTGTCTTTGGGTAATGGCTCATTCTCAAAACGATAGATACCTAGGACGGTATACCCACACAACCAAGCGTTTATGCGGCACACAGCCTGTCTAGGTTGGTAGCCACTAAGAATACTCTGGACACTTTACATGCTAAAATGTCTCATCCTGTCACTGCGAAAGATTAATCATGAAGTTGCGCTACCGTCATTACATGAAGCTCACCGAAAATGAACTAAGAAACCACCTGCTCAAACGCAAGCTCCCACCAATGGCAAGCGGGGAAATAATCCGCATCATTGCTGAGCAGAAAGCGGAGTTGCGTGTTGAGCGCGGGAAGAATCATCAGCACAGCCGTATGTGGGATGAGTTGATGTCGCCGTTGAAGTACGAGCGCAAGGTTGTTTATGGGTTGCTCAAGTACCAAGCCTCGAAAGAGAGACACCTTGCACTGAGTGCGTACATAGCGTGCCTCGACAATTTGGTGGGCAAAATGACCCTCGAACAACACAAGCAAGCGTTCACGCCCTATCAAATAGCCAAGGCAAACAATCGCCCAAACAATGGGGCGCACTGGACGGACTGGCTTAGCCCATCCAAGAAGCTAACGATAGCGCAGATGTTCGATGCCATACCCTACAAGCTCAAGGCCAAGAAGAAACTACCCTTCGAACGGGTTATACCTAAGCCGTTATGGGCGGGGTTGCATGAACGCCTGACCTTGCGTACCAATAAGGAGCTGGATGTAGCCATACGCAAGGTGCAAGCCGCTGAAATGGCGGGTATCTACGACAAGATAGACCAAGCGAATACCGCCGTGTCTAACATCAAACAGGCTATCGTGTGGATATCAGACATGAAGGCAGGCGATGCCGTGCCGGTGACGTGGCATGGGTTTTTCAACAACGTGGAGGAATCATGAAACGACAATGCGGGTATACCGAATGCGACTACCAAGTGTGGTCACTGGCGCGGCATGGAGATAGGTCGGGCAACCCACAACTACTGGGCGCATCGCGTCATAGACGAGCACAAATGCGGGCGAAAGCTGGCGGGGTTCTTCAAAGGGTGACGGGTGTTTAGCGATAACGGGTCACTGTGACCCGAGATTTTCGGTGCTACATAGCACCAAGGGTGTGCGGAGCTGGCCAAGCCGCATACCTTCCCTGTACTGGCCGATGGAGATAGAGATGCAGACATACGGAATGATGACACGCAGTAAACAACTGCACTTGAACGACCCACGTTGCTACAACGGCGCGTACTATGACGCTGAGTACAGGTGGGGGGAATGGGAACAGCTTGAGTTCAGGGTAATCGAAGAATCAACACAAGGAGAGACAGCATGAAAACAGTAATCATAAAGACAGCAGACGGCAAGGTTGTGGCCATGCTCGTGCAACAGCCAGAGGTGCAGACAGACGTAGAGTTCGATGAGCTGACGATGGCGCTCATCCTGACACTAGCCAACCAGACAGGGTTGCAGTTGATGAAGGAGGTGGTAGCAGGTTGAGGTAGTGGGGGCATATGTCCCCATCTGTCGGGTCACAGTGACCCGTTTTTAAATGTAAATGAAAGAATCAAATGGAAAATACAAACAAACTTGAAGCCTTGAATGTGCAGACCAATGTGCATGTCGCACTGCAACTAATGCGTGTGGGCGTGAGTCGGATCGTTGACCGCTTCCGTGCATACATGGATGTCGATGGAACTATGTCCTCGTACAACGACGGCTTCGTGCAACACACACCGCCTATGAACCGGTGGCACAGTAACTTGCAGAACCGCTTTCGCTTACACCCTGCGGTGGATAAGTTGCTCGGTGACTATCGTCCGCTTGACTGGCAACAGTTGGTCATGGAGTACCCGCATCAGGCCGAGTCAGACCGCAACCGTGTAGCGTATACCCAGAACGAGAAGAAGGGTGAGGTTGACTTGCAGACAGTGACTAGCCTTGGTAAGTACTTAACGCGCCACTTCCCGCAACTGCCTGACCATGAGGTGCGCAACGTAGTGGCCGCGTACAGCGTGACGGGGTGCAAGATAGTGTGGACGCTGGCCGAGATGGTGGATGTGTTGCAACGTGGCCCTCACTCATGTATGCGATGGAATGACGGCGGCGAGGTTGACCTCGACAGCCACCCTTACAAATGCTACGACCCGCTTCTCGGTTGGGGTATGGCTATGCGTGAGGAAGGTGGTGAGGTTGTTGGCCGTGCCTTGGTGTACGACAGGGGCGATATGAAATTGTTTGTGCGTACATACCTGCGCCCCTCGCGGAGTTCTAGCTACTCACAGGCAGACGACCAGCTCAATGCGTGGCTGAAAGAGCAGGGCTACTCACATGCGGGGAGTTGGGAGGATTGTGAGATGGCGTACTACAGTGGTCGCCATGACGTACCCGTAGCTCCGTATCTGGACGGCAACGTCAAGAACGTGAACATCACCACGCGGGACTCCAAGAAGGTCTTGGTTGTTACCGATGGTGGTGAGTATCGGTGCGAGAGCACAGACGGTACGTGTGCTTATGACAATTGTTCGACATGTGAGGACTGCGGTGCTCGAGTAGATAATGGGGATGAGTGCTGGATAGGCAGGGACGGCGAATACATGGTGTGTCAGCCCTGTTGCGACGACAACTATACGTATGTGATGGGTCGTCGAGGTAACAACTACCACCTACATAATAACCAAGTGGTGTCGGTTGGTTATGAGTCCTATGACGAGGACTACCTTAGTGACAACGACATCGTGCAGTTAGAGGACGGAGATTACTGCACGATGGATAACGCGGTTCACGTTGAGTCCGCTGGGGAGTACTACCACTGCGATGATGTGCGCGTGTGCTACGACGACTACAACAACGAGTATGCGTTGCGGGACAACCTTGTGCAGTTAGCCGATGGGGAGATGTGCCACGAGGACAACGCGTGGTTGTGCGAGGGGTCGGGTAACTATTACAGCGATGACGTTGAGTTTGTCGAGGTAGACGGCAAGAAGTATCACCCCGACCACGCGCCTGAGCCTGAGACTGATGACGAAGAAGAAACAACAAACGAAACTACTGGAGAATAATTATGTTGATGACTACATTACAACGCGCCCTGTCCGTTAAACGCCCTCATGGTGGGGCAGGTGTCGCAGACTTCACAGAGTGGCTAGCTACTGCTGTGCCTGAGTACTTGCAAGAGAAGACGTGGGTGGATACGTGCGGCAACCTGCACGTGGATGCGCGTACCACTGCACTACACAAGACGCTGTTCGTGGCGCATGTGGACACTGTGCATCGTGTCGAGGGTGCGAACCCTATCATCAAGGAGAAGAACAAGAAGACGCATAGCTGGCGTGCCGCGCCCAACTCATGCCTTGGTGCGGATGATGGTGCTGGTGTTGCTCTGCTCATGCACATGATGCACGAGGGTGTGGCTGGCTACTATGTGTTCACGCAGGGCGAGGAGTGTGGCGGCATTGGGGCTAAGCACATAGCCAAGTACAACCCCGAGTTGTTAGATCAGTTCGATAGGGCGATTGCGTTTGACCGCAGGGGTACGGATAGTGTCATCACACATCAAGGATATGGTCGGTGCTGTTCGGATACGTTCGGCCAAGCGTTAGCAGGTGCGATCAATGGCGATGACTACTACATGATGTACACGACTGACGACAGCGGTGTCTATACGGATACGGCCGAGTTTGTGGACAACATCCCTGAGTGTACGAACATCTCTACGGGGTACTACAACGAGCACGGAGACCGTGAGTATCTTGATGTGGCGCACTTCCAAGCGTTATCTTTGGCGATACTGATGTTCGACTGGGACACGTTGCCTGTTGAGCGTGACCCCAAGGTGTCCGAGGTTAAGTCGTGGGGTACGGGGGTGTATGACTACGGCGCCTATACGTACAACGATGCGTTGCATGGCGACCAAGACTTCGAGATGGACGACATACGCTACGCCCTGATGGATGCGCGTGATGGGTATACGGATGAGTTGTTCTATATGGTCGGTGAGTCGGTGTACCCAGATGATCCTGAGCAAGCCGTAAAGTTTCTTGATGCGCGGCGTCTGACGGATGGTGTGATTGATAAGATGATGGACTTGGCCAAGACGTACGATGCCACCACTTTGCTATGCACTGTGTTCGATACGTTGTACAAAGAGTGACGGGTGTTTAATTTAAAAAGGAATGGTATGAGTAATTACAAGTATGAAGATGTGCGGCCTGAACTGTTCAGCGAGGACGGTGTTGAGCTGTTGATGAAACTACGCGACAACTCAGCGCGTCTGCTGTTCACAGGCGGGGCGTATACGTTCGAGAAGGTAACGCGAACTATCACAGGGGACTCATGGACGATGATGGCCGCGCTCGACTACATGGTGGAGCGCCGAGAGATTAAGCTGGTGTACGACCCTGCGAATACATTGAACAAGGTCTATACAAAAGGGGAGGTGCAATGAGAGTAATCACTAACACTGTCTAATGGTGGACAATGTAATAAACTAAAGATAGGAGAAGCACATGGAAAGAACTAGCCAAGCACTACGCAAGGCAAACAAAAAAGCCCGATTGAAGGCAAGCAAGAAGCAGCATGTTCAACAGGTAGGGCGAGCGGACATCCTCAAGCCAGAGCAAGTTGACAAACTTTTAAACAAAAAACCTTTATATAACCCACATGTACAACAGGAGCAGCAAATGCAAGCAGCACTAGGTGAACAACTACGCGCGGCCATCGAGAAGAAGGCACAGTTAGAAAGCACGCTCAATGCGTGGGATGTAGATGAACAAAAACAAATCAAAGGTGAAGTAATGGAAACAACTAAGAAACATTTATTCGGCATATCAAACAATGCCACACGCGAAACATTCAACTATGTGCGCGACAACCCGCATTTGAAAGTGATAGAGATCGTTAAGGCACTAGCTAAACACGGGTTCAAAGAAAGCACAGTGTCCTCGCTCGTGTATCAGATGATCGTGGTGGGTTTGCTTGCGAAGGATAGCAACGGCATGGGGGTGGTGGCCACGGCCCCAGAGTTCGTCCCGTACAACATCGCTAAGGTACGCAGGGATAAGGAGCTTGCGCAAATTGCGAAAAACAAAGAAGCACAGGAACGATTGGCCGCACATAAGTTCGTTGTCGTCAAGCGCCGCACCGAAGAGGATGTAGCCAAGGCACAAGCGACGGCAGGCATTGGTTCGCTGGCTACGAATGTGGACGGGCATAAGGCAAGCATGGGTACGTTCAAACAACACCAAGTATGGAAGCCAGAAGATACGGTTGATCTACTCACGCTGATGCAAGCCAAGGCTGTACACGCATACCTACAAAAACTTTTTGGAGCACTGTGATGCAAAATAAAAACTACGGCTGGCCTACGGCACGGTGCTTCCCGCGCACGACGAACGAAGCATTCCCCAATGATGTGGCAAACGCACAGTGGTGGTATCCACCCGAGCAACGCTGGCAGGACAAGGTGTTCTTTGCTATCGGCGTGTTCGGTTGGGTTGCACTGGCAATTTACTTTTGGAGAACAGCATGAGATACGAACAAGCAAAACCACTGGTGGAAACCTTGATGAATATTGCCGTGCTGTATCACGGTGCGCCGTCTATGTTGCGGGACAAGCTATACACCGCGCTAGATGCGTTCTTGCCCGACCTTGACGAAGGTTGTCGTGAGCGCGGCTGTATCGCCGTAGATAATTTTAAGGAGACGTCATGAAAAACTATATTGACTTGATCGCGTACCCCATCATGATGCTTGTTGTGTACGTATTGTTCGGCCTAGCTAACTGGAACAAAGACCCAGAGGCTTGGGGATACATCGACAGGTGCATCTGCATTGCATGGGGGCTGGTGTGGGGGTGGTCGTTTCAGCTACGTATCAATCGCGGGGGTGCGGCATGGAGCTTGTAACAACTGAGAGCGTGCATAACATTGCACTACTGGTGCTCGTACTTTGTACGGGTGTTGTCGCCCTCGTGGGTATTTTGTTTGCGTTTCTATGCGCGTTGGAGATTTTGAATGACTAAAAACGAAATGGTATGGCTACTGCGCAGTGCGAACTGCGATGAGAACACGGTCACTGTGATGAGCAACGCCTACGAGATAGGCTTCGACCAAGGCGGGTTAGCTGCTGCGCAGTTAACGAAACTCGTGGAGATTGCTCGCCCGTTGATTCACCCCGACGAGTACGAGTTCTGGGACTTGTACGAAACGCTAGGAGACATCGTATGAGCCTGTCTACCTATGACCCCATCCAAAATTGTTTTGTACTGAAAGCCTTTATGCCAACACCAACCATCAACGCGTTTCACCCTGACTACATTAAAACGTACATGCCCGAGTTCATGACCGACCTGCGACTCAAGTCTGTGCAACGAGTCAACGGGGAGAAGAACGCTAAGCGAATCAAAGCGGCGACACGCGCAACCGTAAAAGGTATCAAGGCTATGTCGACATTCCCACCAACTGAGCCGTCAGTGGAGCAGAAGCGTGCTGACCTCGAAGCCAAGAAGAAAAAGCTATTGGCCGTGACTGAGTTCCACATGTTCAGCAAGGCAGGGGTAGCTAACGTAACACCAAAGGGGAAAAAGAAATGATTTACACAAGATTTCACGCAGACGTTTGGTTTCTACTACCAACAGTTGCTATTGGCCGTGGCGATAAGCTATGGGCTGAAATTGCTTGGTTTGGTGTGGCTGTTGGCGTTAAGAAAGGTGGGTGGCGTAAATGACACCAACTGAAAAAGCAATAAGAGACTTTTGTGGATACCATGCAGATTGGTGGCCCTCTACTACCCAAGTGCAAGAGATGTTGGCTTTGGCACAGCCATGCCCAACGTGCGAAGCACTGGCACGCACTGTGATGCTAGACCAGACATCGCATGACACACAGCGCAAGCCTCTGAGATACCATGAGATTGCACAGATTCTTGACCGTGAGCGCATGAAGTGGAACAAGTCACCGCCCACCTATGAGTTTGATTTAGCATTTGCCAGAGCCATCGAAGCCGCCCACGGCATAGGAGATAAAACATGACTGACCCGACCATTGCCGCATGGAGCCGAGAAAATGATTTGCTTTTTCAGTTGCGCCAATTGCGTGAAGAAAATGAACGGTTAAAAAAAGAAATTGCCAACCAAGACGCAATGCTGGAGCGTCAAACAGCCCGCATCGTAGAACTGCAAGAACACATTGAAAACTTTGATGGAGAAGACAGATATACGGCAGTGACTTGCAAGCCGCAACAGTAACTGTGTTGCTCAAAGATGGCGACACTGCTGTGCGCTTTATTACAACAACCATTCCACAGAGGGAGACAGAAAAATGAGCAACGAAGCATTAAAGATGGCGCTTGAGGCGTTGAAAGGTGTTTTAGATGATTCTCCAAAAGTGATGGAGGCGTCTATTTCAGGCGGGTTGTATGAGGTGGTTCAATGTCGCGACGCCATCGAAGCCCTAGAAGAAGCACTAGCAGAACAACACCTACAAGACTTGCATGATGAGAATGTGCGATTGGGTTTGTATGAGCAGCGCAGTGATAACGAACAACTGGGTGGGCCTGTGAAGCGTTGCTGCCCACATGACTCTGATTGCGCCGTACACAATATGCCTGCGTATCCAGCAGGGGCGTGTGACTGCACATACAAAAACACATTCAACACGCCGCCATCTGCAAAAATTCACGAAGTTTGTTTGAAACTTGCAGAACAAGAATTAGACAAACTAACTGCTGAAAATTTTGGACGCACTCCCAATGACGCATGGACAAACAAGATCGTAGACGTCTATCACTTTTTTGACAGCAATCCAAAAGCCAAAAACTTGACTGTGCTCTACACAAAAGCCCATCAACCAAAGCAAGAGCAGGGGAGCACTACGTGCGACAAGCCTGTGGCGTGGTTGCACCCTGATTGGCCTGACGGTTATAGCGGGTTTCAAGCACCTGTCACTACTTACATGACAAACGGTTGGATTCCTCTCTACACCGCACCACAACAACGCACATGGGTTGACGGATGATGAGCAACAACAGGCATACGAGCAATGGCTTCTACATACCGAAAGATAACAGCAATGAGTAAATCAAATGAGAAAAAAGTATAAGCCGAAGGGCGTGCGGGTTGATGCCCTCAACTGGGTACTGTCCGGTATCAAGGCGTTTAACTCTGTGCCATACAGCACCACACTACGCATACGAAACCACAGCGCGATGGAAACGTTGCGCAAGGGGGACGCTACCATTGCAGATATTGACGTGCTCATCGGGGCATTCAACATGGCCGAGGCGTATATGCGCTTGCGTCCAGAGCTAGGTGCGGATTGGGCCGACGAGATTCGGGCAGGGCTTGACGCACTGCATGACGTAGGTAAGCGGGGCGTGACTAGCAAACGCTTCGTGTTGAAGGCAACGGAACTCACGGCTATGAACTTAGTCATGGAAATTCATGAAGCCCAACTCGACAACACCACCGTCATCGACATGGAGAAAGCGATGGACATCGTGACGCACGAGTACCGAGCTAAACGTATGCGCCCTATCGTAAGAAAGGAGACGGCATGAAACGCATACGCACAGAGATGTATGCCGTGACCTACAAAGGCAGACTGGCAAGAACTTCGTCAGGGATGTACATGCTGCTCTCTAAGAAGAAAGACGCTATGGGGTACAGCCCCGACCACGGCGTAGTGAAAGTTACAGTAACCATTCAACCAAAGGAGTAGAAAAATGATACCGACATCAAATCAAATACATATGTTCCCTGAAATGACCAGCAGAGATCGTGACCTGTTGGCGCTCGCATCCAAAGCGGTTATTGAACTGGCCGATCCGATTGAAACCAAAGGCATGAAGTTCGACAGCGGCAAGCTCGACTACACATTGCTACCGTGGGACGGCGTAGAGGAAGTCGTCAAAGTGCTAGAGTTCGGCGCTAAGAAATATGCGCGTGACAACTGGAAGAAGGTTGAGAACGCTGAGACACGATACATGGCCGCAGCCTTTCGTCACCTTGTTGCACATAGCAAGGGGGAGCTCAACGATTCCGAGACCGGCTTGTCTCACCTTGCACATGCAGGCTGTTGCCTGTTGTTCTTAATAGCACTGGAGAAAACAAATGGCAGCAACACCTGAATCAAAAGTTAAGGCCCGACTGCGTAAGCATCTTGATGCTTTGGGCGTCTATCATTTCATGCCACCTGCTAACGGATTCGGTCGTGCAGGTATACCAGACATCATTGGTTGCTACCACGGGCAGTTCGTTGCGTTCGAGTGCAAGGCAGGCAAGGGTAAGACGACAGCACTGCAAGAGCGGGAGCTGTTGCGTATCCAAGCGGCATATGGGTGGGCGTTCGTTATCAACGAAGACAACATGGACAGCATCAAAGAACTATTAACTATGGAGAAGAACAAATGCGCGACACACTAGGCAAAACAAAAGAGTCACTTGAGTTCATGCTCAAGATTGACAAGCTCAGCCAAGAGCAACGAGACCACATGCGTATGCTAGTAGGCAAGATCATTGACTGCTACGTAGAACCAGACCGCCGTGCTGTGATCGTGATGAGTAAAGACGAAGAAGAAGGGACAACGCTTGTTACGGTTAACTGTAGCGAACTGGAAGCCGCCCTTACGCTGGGGAAGTTGCAAGCCTTCTTCATGGACATGAACACACTGGACGCACCGCCCAAGGAGATGATGAATTGAAAGTTGGCGTCTTGGTTTACACCCACGAGTCCTTTGGCCCCCTGCCCAAGGATTTGTTCGGCACCATCATGCGCATCAAGCACAACACCGACCCAAAGTACCCACCAGTTTGTCTTGAGTTGTGGGTGTTCAAAGAAAAAAGAAAAGACTTGCAGCTGGTATGAACCAAAACATTTGACAGTATTAGAGGAAGAATATGAGTGCACCTTTTAAACAGATCGTAACAATCGACTACGAAACCTACTGGGACACCGCTAGCGGTTACACCCTATCGAAGATGACAACCGAGGAGTACATACGCCATGATAGATTCAAAGTATTCGGAGCTTGCCTCCATGTATACGGAAGCGACGGAATTGTGCAGTGGTATCGAGGAGATGAACTACCTCGAGTCCTTCAGACATTCGACTGGGACAACACGGCCATCCTCGCGCATAACGCACAGTTCGATGTGGCCATCCTCGAATGGAAGTACAAGATCCACCCCTGCTTCATCTTCGACACCTTATCAATGGGCCGAGCTTTACGAGGCGTGGAAGTTGGTAATTCCCTCGCGAAACTGGCAACCGACTTCGGCCTCCCGGCTAAAGGCACGGCCGTATATTCAACTAATGGAGTTCACGAGTTGGACGCCACGCTCGAAAGAGAACTCGCTGAGTACTGCCAACATGATGTGTTTCTGTGCGAAGAAATATTCAAAAGGCTGGCTGCATCCTATCCAGCAAAGGAGCTGAGACTCATCGACATGACGTTGAAGATGTACACGCGTCCCGTGCTGGTACTGGATCAAAACATGTTGGTCGATGCCTTGCATGATGAGAAGGAGAAGCGTGAAGCCTTGCTTGCCCGCCTTGAGGTGATGGGTGGGGACTTGGCCAGTAACGTGCGCTTCGCTGAGACGTTGCGCTTAGTGGGCATCGAGCCACCTACCAAGAAAAAGAAACCCACGGCCAAGACACCGCATCCGACGGGTGTTAACTTCGCGTTTGCCAAAACCGATGCGATGTTCCAAGCCATGTTGAACGGAGACAACGAAGATGTTCAAGCACTATGCCAAGCAAGGCTCTCAGTTAAATCCACCACGGAGAGGACTCGTGCACAACGGTTCCTCGACATCGCCGGACGGGGCACGCTTCCTGTACCACTCTCGTACTATGGTGCTGCGACGGGACGGTGGACTGCAAGCAAAGGTTCGGCCATCAACATGCAAAACCTCAAACGTGGTTCGTTTCTCCGCAAAGCTATCATGGCTCCGAAAGGCTATCAGTTGGTCGTCGGCGACTTATCGCAGATCGAGCCTCGGGTTCTCGCATGGCTGGCAGAATACGACGAACTCCTACGCATCTTCGTCGCGGGCGGTGACCCCTACGCACAGTTCGGCGCTCAGATGTTCAACATCCCGGGCCTGTCAAAAGAGTCACACCCCGACCTTCGGCAGTCAGCGAAGTCCGCTTTACTTGGGTGCTTCGGCCCCGACACGCCTGTGTTGACTAGACGCGGTTGGATACCTATAACACGGGTACAGGCTACGGATATGGTATGGGATGGAGAGGAGTGGGTATGTCATCAGGGGTTAGTGCCGCAAGGCGAAAAGGAAGTGCTGACAGCACTGGGGGTAAGCGCGACTTCGGGCCACGAAATTCTGACGGAACGGGGGTGGGTGGAGTGGTCAGAGGCCCTAGCAAACCGTTCCCTTTTGAAATCGGCGCTGTCATCGGCGAGCTTACCTGCCTCCGCTGGGATCGCAAGACAACTGGTGGATTCCATCCTGTTGTGCAGTGCTCCTGCGGGTGGTCGGGGTTTGTCGATAGATATAACATTGTTGCAGGGCGTACTACGCGCTGCGATGCCTGCGCTAAAAGAAAGGCTGTTGAAACTCGATGGGAACGAAAAGGATATTTCGCTGTTTGCCCTGATCGAAAGCATCGTGCTCGACTTTTGGACAGAATCAGCGCCATCATCGTCAGATGCACAAACCCGAACAGTTCCGTGTACCCCGACTATGGGGGGCGTGGAATTACGGTTTACCCAGAATGGGTTGCGAACCGTGTTGAATTCTTACGTTACCTCGTTGGGCTTGAGGGGTGGGACAAACCAGAACTTCAACTGGATAGGACAGACAACAACCGAGGTTATGAACCAAGCAACCTTCGCTTCGTCAACCGCAGCGTCAATATGTCCAACAAGCGCAAAATCACCGCACGAGAAGTTGTCGAACTACGCACCCGCATCGCAACCCTTGAAGCAGAGAATGCAGACCTACGACATCGCTTATGCAGGGCCGCGTAACAGATACACCATTCGGACGGACGCAGGGCCATTGATTGTGCACAACTGCGGGTATGGGTTAGGTTGGGCATCATTTGCGTCTCAACTCCTCGTGGGCTTCTTGGGTGCGCCACCTGTACGGTACGAGCGAAAGTTCGCCAAGGCACTGGGCGTCACGGCGGAAGACGTTGAGAAGTTCTTGGACAATGAAGACTTCGTTGAAAAGATGAATGAGATACCGCACATCTGTACCAAGGCAGAGTTGCTCATCCACTGCCTAGCGGCCAAGAAGATTATCGACAAGTACCGTAAGACTGCGCAGCCTGTTGTGGACTTCTGGGGCATGTGCGGCCAGCTCATCGAGACTAGCTTGTTCGGTGGCAAGGAATACACATACAAATGCCTGACGTTTAAGAAGGGCGAGATCGTGCTGCCCTCTGGCATGAGCTTGCTGTATCCGGACTTGAAGCGTGGCAAGGATGAAAAAGGTAGGGTGCAGTGGACATACGGCGCAGATGAGACTAAACTGTACGCTGGAAAGATTACCAACAACGTCACGCAGGGCGTAGCGAGATGCGTGATGACGGATGGTATGTTGAGAACCTCGAAGAAGTACTTCGTGGCGGGAACAGTGCATGATGAACAGATCGTGGTTGTGCCTGATGCAGAGGTGGATGACGCTAAGACTTGGGTCTTGGCGCAGATGACTATGGAGCCAAAGTATTTGAAGGGCATTCCGCTCGACGCTGACGGTGGCGCACACAGACGATACGGGTTAGCAAAGAAATAAGGAGAAAGCAAATGAAGCTACCAAGAAAAGTTCGAGTGGGCAATAAGCACTACTCGGTTGAGATCGTTGAGGCTATGGCCCAGCGTGGGCGCATGGGGGATGTCAACTACCCTACCAAGTGCATCACGATAGGCCAACGTAGCAACGTGACCGGCAGGGTGTACAAGCCCGAAGCGATTGCGGACACGTTCTGGCATGAGCTGACACACGCCATCCTTGAGGACATGGGGATGGATACCTTAAACAAAAACGAACGGTTCGTCACTGGCTTTGCCAACCGACTGACCAAAGCAATCCAGACTGCGAGGTTTTGAATAAAAGATTGTTTGGTTGTTTGAGACGGGGGTGTGGCCTACAGAAATGATTGACCATATCAACGGAAACCCACTTGATAACCGCTTTAAGAACCTACGCCTTTCCAACCACAAGTTGAACGGACAGAATCAAAAAGCGTACCGCCCGAAGAACAAGTCAACGCAACTACTAGGCGCTAGTTGGCACAAACGACACAAGCGTTTTATTTCTTTCATCAAGGTTGATGGGAAGCGAAAGCACTTGGGATATTTTGATACCGCCGAAGAAGCCCATGCTGCCTACATAACCGCAAAACGAATTCTTCACCCAGCAGGAAACTTATGAAAATATCATGGTCACATTCATCGCTCAAGGAGTTTGAGCAGTGTGCGCGGAAGTATCACGCCACACGTATTCTGAAGATGCACCCATTCGTGGAGACCGAGGCTACGCGCTACGGTAACGAGCTGCACAAGGCAGCCGAACTCTACGTAGGTGAGGGCACACCGCTGCCCAAGCAGTTTGAGTTTGTTAAGGACACGCTCGATGCGCTCATCAACAAGCCCGGCCGCAAGTTGGCTGAGTACAAGATGACACTGAAGGAAGACCTGACACCGACTGAATGGTTTGCCAAAGATGCATGGGTGAGGGGCGTAGCCGACTTGCTCATCATTGATGACGAGAACCTGACTGCATGGGTGGTGGACTACAAGACGGGTAACAACAAGTACCCAGACCGTGACCAGCTACGCCTCATGTCAGTGATGGTATTCAAGCACTTCCCGCACATCCGCAAGGTCAACTCAGCGTTGCTCTTCGTGGTCAAGAATGATATGGTTAAGCACAGCATGAACGTTGACGAGATGGACTCCGAATGGTGGAAGTATCGTGAACGCGTTAGCCGTATCGCTTCGTGCATCGACAACGATGTATGGAATCCAACACGTACCCCGCTCTGCGGCTGGTGTCCTTGCACTGGCTGTGAGTTCCACAAAAAACACTGAAAGTAAATCATGGCAACACGCAAACGCGACTACGCAAAAGAATACAAACGTGACCTAGAGACCGGCAAGTCCGGTCCGGGGTCTGACCAATCCGAGCGCCAACGCGCACGCCAGTTGTTTGACAAGAAGGGTATCGACCGCGCAGGTAAGGACATCGACCACATCAAGCCACTGCGCAAGGGTGGTAAGACAACTCCGGGCAATTTGCGTTTGCGTGCCAAGAAAGCAAACGAAGGCGATAACAAATAAAGATAGAGAGAAGCAATGGAAATCATCGAAGACAAGGCGCTGCTCCTTCGAACTAGAAACCCAGAAAAGTACACAGTCATTCCCCGCAGCAAAGTCGTCGAGCAATACGAAGACGGGTCTGCGGAGGTAGCTGTTTTCTGGGGACTAGACGAATGTCGAGTGCTTAAAAACTTAGGGGTGAAGGACGTACCTTCACCAATCACACGCCGCTATAACTGGCCCGGCCGTCACAAGCCAATGGCACACCAGATTGATACAGCATCTTTCCTAACGCTCAACCGCAAGGCATTCGTGTTTAGCGAGCCCGGCACAGGCAAGACGCTCTCAGCATTGTGGGCCGCGGACTACTTGATGACACGTGGTGAAGTGAGACGAGTCCTTGTGCTGTGTCCGTTGTCGATCATGCAGTCAGCTTGGATGCAGGACTTGAACGCAAGCGTCATTCACCGTAGCGCGATCATCGCCCACCACCCACAAGCATCGCGTCGTATCGAGATGGTGCAACAGAACTATGAGTTCGTCATTACCAACTACGAAGGCTTGAACTTAATTGCTGATGAGATAAACGCCAACGGCAAGTTCGATCTGGTTATCGTTGATGAGTGCTTTGTAGCAGGGACTTTGGTGGCTACCCCACAAGGTAGACGGCCCATAGAACAACTGCAAATGGGGGATAAGGTCTTGACATCTGACGGAGTAATGGGTATAAACAGGCTTGTACGCAATACCACTAAACAGATTGTCGAGGTCAAACTTGGAAACGGAAAAACAATTCGGTGCACCCCAGAGCACCCATTCTTCACAGACGCTGGATGGATGTGTGCCAAAAATCTTACGGGTAGACGGCTTATATCTGGTCTTGAACTGTCCTGTTTGCGGGCAGGAGTACCACTTTCCACAATCCCGGTACACATGGGCGCAAAAGTACCAAAAGGCGCTTGGACAGACCTGCTCCAAATCCTGCGCACGGAAGAGATGGCACTTACTGAACCCCAGCAAGAGCTACTTTTGCGAAATGCCACACGAGCAGCGGGGGAAACCTTCGGGGCCAAAGACTGCGGAACACCGAGCGAAACTGTCAGCGGCAGCAAAGGCGCTGGGGCTCAAACCCAAGGTGCGGGGCGGCAATGGCACGGGGATGACTCCAACAGAGTGTTTGATTTCCAAGGTCTTGCCTGTGGGTTGGGTATGGAACTACCCCGTAGCGTTGGGAAAGAGGCAGCAAGGCTTTCCTACGAACTACAAGCTCGACTTCGCATTGCCGCACCTCAAGATAGGGCTGGAGGTGGACGGGGGGAGTCATACAGCGACAGCACGCCAAGCGCAAGACCGGAAGAAGGAGACCAAGCTGGAAACGCTTGGGTGGAAAGTGTTTCGCATATCGAATGCCCAGACGGTGAAGCTGTCTACAACCTCGAAGTTGCGGGAACACCTAACTACTTTGTTGGGGATCACTGGTTAGTACACAACTGCAACGCATACAAGACCGTTACTACTCGGCGCTGGAAGGCGCTGGCATCCATCATCAAGCCTGAGACGTTGTTGTGGATGATGACTGGTACACCTGCATCACAGTCGCCTGCTGACGCATATGGGCTGGCCAAGCTGGTCAACCCTACCAACGTACCTAAGTTCTACACAGCATGGCGCGACAAAGTACTGAACAAGATCACTATGTTCAAGTGGGCTCCGAAGGCTAACGCAGGAGACACAGTGTTCGAGGCGTTACAACCCGCCATTCGTTTCACTAAGGCTGAATGCTTGGACCTGCCACCTGTGGTGACGATGACGCGTGAAGTGCCGATGACGCCGCAACAGAAGAAGTACTACGAGCATTTGAAAGACCGTATGCTGATTCAAACTGGCGGCGAGACTATCAGTGCAGTCAATGCGGCGGCGGGTGTATCGAAGTTGTTGCAGATCAGTTGTGGCGCTGCCTACACCGACAACGGTGAAGTGGTTGAGTTTGATGCGGCGCCTCGCTTGGCGGTACTGGAGGAAATCTTGGAAGAGACGACTCGCAAGGTATTGGTCTTCGCGTTGTTCACCAGTAGTATCGACAACATCCACAACTACCTATTGAAGAAAGGTATCAGCGCAGAGATGATTCGTGGTGACGTGCCTGCCTCCAAGCGTGGTGACATCATCCGTAGGTTCCAGACTGACCCAGACCCACGCGTCCTTGTGATGCAGCCCCAAGCATCTGCTCACGGTATTACCTTGACTGCTGCCGACACGGTTGTGTTCTACGGTCCGTTGATGTCTGTGGAGCAATATGTGCAGTGTTGTGCGCGTGCTGACCGCAAGGGACAGACGTCCGACAAAGTGACTGTCATCCACATCCAAGGCTCACCGATTGAGAAAAAGATGTTTAAAGCATTAGAAACAAAGGTTAGTGACCACTCACTACTAACCCAATTGTTTGACACAGAAATTAAATCTTAAAAGGAGTTGCCCAACATATAAAAACATGTACACTGTCCAACCTTAGACACAACAAAACAAATTCATAGGAGAAGTAAATGAGCCAAGATACTTTAGTGCCGCTGGATAAGCTGGCCAAAATCTACCGTAAGATGCGCGACCGCGTTTCTGAACTGACCCGCGAGTACGACACCCAAGTCGAACTCATCAAGGCACAGCAAGCAGAAGTCGTGACCGCAATGAAAGAACAGATGCAAGCGCTCGGCGTGACATCTGTGCGCACGGACCAAGGAACCGTGGTGCTGTCTGTGAAGACGCGCTACTCCACATCCGACTGGGACAGCTTCAAGTCTTTCGTCACTGAACATGATGCACTGGACTTGTTTGAGAAGCGCATCGCGCAGACCAACATGAAGCAGTTCCTCGAAGAAAACCCCGGGGTCGTACCGCCCGGCCTGAACTCCAATGCGGAGTATGACATTTCGGTACGCAAACCTTCAGCTAAGTAAACTATGACAACGAAGAAACAACCAACCGTAGAGATTCTTGAGCCAACGGCGGAACAAGTCGAAGCGTTTTCCACAGCGCAAGAAGTAGACACCATCCGTGCGGCACAGTGGGGACGCGAGTCTGCACTTGAGAAAGCCCTCGCCCATCACAAGATCAACGGCGGCATGTTGACGCCAGCACAGTTGATCGACCACGCAAAACAATTCCACGCTTTCATCACAGGAGAAACCAAATGAGCAACGTAGCCCTTTTCAACCCCGCACAACTCCCTTCATTCGCCCGTACTGGCGAGCTGTCTGACATCGCTAAGGCTCTGGCCGGTGGTGGCGCAGCTGGTGGCAAGCGCATCTCTATCAAGGGCGGTGTGTTCCGCTTGATGTCTTCGGGCAAAGAGATCGCCGCTATTGACGAGCGCTTCCTTGACGTGGTGATCGTGAAGGCCGCACCTAAAGTGTCGCGTATCTTCTACGCCGCCAAGTACGATGGTGAGACAGCCGCACAACCCGACTGCTGGTCACAAGACGGCGACAAGCCTAGCCCACAAGCCAAGGCCACTCAGTCTAAGACTTGCGAGAGCTGTGAGCAAAACATCGCTGGTTCAGGCACTGGCAATAGCCGTGCTTGCCGTTACCAACAGCGTTTGGCTGTGGCTCTGGCTAACGACATCGAAGGCGACGTGATGCAACTGGCCTTGCCAGCTACATCGATCTTTGGCAAAGAAGAAGGCGACAACCGCCCCCTGCAAGCCTACGCTCGTTGGTTGGTCGCCCAGTCTGTTGACCCCAGCATGGTCGTGACCCGCATGAAGTTCGACACCAAGGCCGAGGCTCCCAAGATTCACTTCAAGGCTATGCGCTGGTTGACTGACGACGAGTACACCCAAGCCCAAGAGCAGGGTAAGACTCCTGATGCTGCCAAGGCCATCGTGATGAACGTCGGCGCAACTGACGGCGCTAAGCCAGCAGACGCATTGCAAGGCGCAGCTCCTAAAGCCAAGCCAGCCGTTGCTCCTGTGGTTGAGGAAGACGCGGAAGACGCACCGGCTCCTGCACCGAAAGCAAAAGCCAAGGCCAAGCCAGCACCAGTGGCTGAAGCCGAGGAAGACGAAGCCGAGCCAGCTGTGCGTAAGACCGAGAAAGCCCCAAGCGCTGTGCCAGCTAAGAAATCACTGGCCGATGTGGTTGGTGGTTGGGACGACGAAGACTAACTAGAGTTCGGGGTACTCACTGTTGACGGAATGGATTGTCATCCCTATGGGAACCTGCCCCCCTGATGCACTGAGTACCCCACCTAACCAATGGCATACTCACAAAAACTCATCAACGAAGTAGGTGACGCACAGAAGTCGTTGGGCAACCAACTCGGCCGCTGGTGCATCTACCATGACTTTTCTGTTGTGCGCGTATCCAAATCCTTGGGCGTGACACGACAGACTGTCTACAACTGGTTCTTGGGCAAGGACATCTTCCCTGCCTATCAAGAACGCGCCGAATTGCTTTTAAAAATACTACAGAGCGCCCGTGATGCGGACGACGCATGGAGAAAAATATGCAAGATATACAACCTCGCACCCTGAGCAACACCGAGCTCATCAACATGGCCGCACACCAGATAGCCAAGGTGAACGGTATGCCTTTGGATTGGCAGTACGAGTTGCTGCGCCGCTTCACGGCACTGGCCCCACACGACGAGTTCCCCCCGATCGACCCTGCCCAGCTCGACCTCTTCAAATAAAAATCAAGGACGACTATGAACCCGCTTGAATTCCTAGCGGTGGTTTTGCCGTCTCCGGGCCACGGGACGTACTGTACGGCAGAGCTAACTAAGAAAAAAGAACACCTGTTCGTTGAGAACTTGGAGGATTTTTACCCCAAGGTAGACACTTGGGTGGAGCAGAAGACCGATGTGTTTTTTGCATTGGCTACATTCGACAATGCCAAGAAGCGTAAGGCCGAGAACGCACGCTACATCAAGGCGTTGTTCATTGATATGGACGGCTACGAGTCCATGAAGAAGGCTGCGTTCGCGCTCAAGACGTTCACTGCTGAGACAGGGTTGGACTTGCTAGGCACGCCGTGGATCGTTGTGTCTGGTGGTGGCTTGCACTGCTACTGGCCTTTCACGGAAGCGGTTGAGATCGCTGAGTGGAAACCCTTGGCCGAGAACTTCAAGCGCCTGTGTAAGCAACAGAAGCTGAGCATCGACATGACCGTGACTGCTGACGCAGCTCGCGTCTTACGCATACCTGACACCGTGAACTTCAAAGAGAAGTACGAAACCCCACGCCCTGTAAAGCTAAAGGTGGAGGGCGACATATTCGACTTCGAAACTCTCAAGGCTCATGTGGTGAGCCAGTTGACGAGTATTGCGCCTGCGGCAGTAGCGACACCCTCCGCGTTGAGCTTGCCCGGCCAGCGTCCGTCAAACGCGCCTGTTACCGCTACTGGCGTGAAGCTCATGGAGAACAGCACGACCATGTTCAAGAGCATCTTGAAGGTGACCAATGCAGGCAAGGGGTGCGCCCAGCTCAAGCACTTCGTGGACAACGCCAGTGATGACGGCATGGAACCCCTGTGGCGCGGCTGGTTGAGTATTGCCAAGCCCTGCGCGGACGGTGAGAAGGCTGCGATCTGGTTGACGGAGTTGCACCCATACACGCACGAGCGTATGCACCAGAAGCTGAATGAGATCAAAGGGCCGTACGGTTGCGTCAAGTTTGACAGCGAGAATCCCGGCGTATGTGACGGGTGTTCACACTTCGGCAAGATCACCAACCCCCTCGCGTTAGGTCGCGAAGTCTTGGTCGAGACCGAAGCCAAAGAGATTGAAGTGCATATTCCTGATGCCGCCCACGAAGACGTGTACAAGGTTATTCGCCCTACCCCACCCAAAGGCTATGCCTACGGTGCGCGTGGTGGTGTTTTCATGGAGAAGGAAGACGAAGACACCGAAGGCAACAAGAGCAAGCGCCAAATCATGGTGGTTCCTCACGACTTGTTCGTGGTGGACATCCTGAAGCACAACGGTGAACACACCGTACACATGTTGAGCATCCGTCCTGAAGGCGCGGAGACGATCACCATGTCCCAAAAGGCCATCGTCAGTAAAGACGAAACGGTCAAGGCATTGGCTAACCAAAACATCATTGCGGCGTTTGGTTCCGGTAACGATAAAAACCTATTTGATTATGTGAGAGCAGCTGTGGAGCAAGCAAGCACAAGTAAAGCACCAACCAAAGTCCCCGCCAACTACGGCTGGCAACCAGACAACACTTATGTGTTCGCTGGCAAGATATTCTCTAAGGGTAAACCCCCACTGGCTGTGCCTATGCCCGGCCTTGAGAACATCGTCAACAACACCAAACCAACGGGCTCAATCGAAGCGTGGCGCGACGTCATGCAGATGTACGTACGCAAAGAAATGTGGGAGCACTTGACGATCATGTTGGCGGGTATGGGCGCTCCACTTATGCGCTTCACCGGCATCTACGGCATGACGTACCACGTGGGCTCCACCGAGTCAGGTACGGGTAAGTCACTGGCTTTGGAAGCCGCCGCATCTGTGTGGGGCCACCCAGTTCATTACCGTACAGGTAAGAGCACTTCGCCTGTTGCCATGCAACAGCGCCTTGGTTTGCTAAACAGCCACCCACTCATCACTGACGAGCTGACAAGTAAGAACCGCGCTAACTTTGAGTGGTTGCCTGAGTTCCTGCTGGATATGACCGAGGGCCGCGGCAAGGAGCGTATGGAGTCTGGCGCCAACAAAGAGCGTATCAACAACAGTACGTGGATGACCTGCGCGATCATGTCTTCCAACACGCATGTGGTCGATGGCCTGACAGGGGGGCGTAAGCACTCATCCGAAGGTGAGCTGCGCCGCTTGATCGAGTTTCTCCCAACACGCGTCCTTGAGTGGGAACCGTACGAGATCGAACTCCTGAAATCGTTGCAGCAGAACTACGCTGTGGCTGGCTACCTTTTTGCACAGTACATGGTTGACCACGCAGACAGCTTGCAGAGCATGGTGCGCGAAGCTGGCGAAGCAATGTACAAAGAGTTCGGGGCTACCAACGACGAGCGTTTCTGGATGGCCGGCATCTCCACCATCGTGACTGGGCGCATCATTGCCAAAGAACTGGGTATCGTGCATGTACCGAGCAAGCCCATCATTGCGTGCTTGAAGAAAGCCTTGGCTAGTATGCGCGGCAGCATCAAGTCGAACGCTCGTAGCGCGGAAGATGTGTTGAACTCGTTTACCCGCGAGAACTACGGCCACTTCATTGTTGTGCGTGAGAACGCTGGCAGCATCTTGGCGGAGCTGGGCCGTGGCGGGGAAGTGGACAAGTCCACAACGCGTTCACAGATCATGGGGCGTGTAGAGCACGGCTTTACGCCAGACCACGTTGACTTCTATATTGAGGAACAACTGCTCAAAGCGTATTGCTCTTCCATGAGTTTCGGGTATTCTGACTTCAAGCGGCAGTTGGCTGGCACGTATGCGGTGTCCCATATGCCTAAGAAGAACATGACAGCGCGTACACAAGGCCCGCAGATGCGTGTCTCGGTATTGAAAGTTAGCTGTCGTATCTCGGACATGGACGATGAAACTCGCGATTCACTATCCTTGGGAGCAGACTGAGAAGGGGCAGGGGTTTTTCATCCCCTGCCTTGATACCACCGCCATCCGTGAAGCTGGCCTAAAGGAAGCCATCAAACTAAGGATGCTGGATGCTCGGGCTACGCCCGGCATCCGCAACGGCCTCATCGGAGTCTGGTTCTTTAGAACTGGCTCTCAATCTTCTTGATCGCTTGCATATACTGCTTCGAGATAGTCTGACGTGCTTCATCAAGACCATCAATACGCGTGCGCTTCTCGGCGGCGGTAAGGTTAGCGCGGTTGGTAATTAGCTCTTCTTGAGTTCTGAGCTTGCCCATATTGGATATGAACCTTGCCGCTGCGGGAGCTGCTGCCAACTCCTCGCGGTGGGTTTCCCCAAACTCTTGCATTTCTCCAAGGTCACCGCTTTTCTTCAGGCTATCAAACGAAGACTTGGCTTGCTTAGCTTCGTTCGCCAACTTGAACACCACGTCCGCATCCGCCCCGCCATGTGTGCGTTGGAACATAGAACCGAACACAGGGTTCTGTGACAACCGCGCTTCGGGTTTTTCAACCGCACCTTCTTTCTCGAACAAACTACCGGCAGCTTGCAACGCCAGAATTGGCGCTGCGCCCAAGTACGCCTTGGCCAAGTAGTCAACCTGAATGGGTGACAGGCCGGGCAATACGTTGGCCAACATTTTCGCGCCTTCGGTGGTGCTGGTGTTGTAGCGTTGGTCAGCAGTCTTACCCTGCATACCCATTGACTCGATGTTGTTGCCTGAGAAGAAGCTCTTGTTGAAGAACACTTCGAACAAAGGTTTGACGGCTTGCGGCACAAACTTTGAGCTATAGCCGGGCACAGCGCCTAAGAACATATCGCGGATGGCTTCAAACTGTTGCTTATTATCGGTCTCGGCTTTAACCGCATCTACTGCCGCTACTGCCGCAGAGAAGAACCACCCAGCTTCGTATGGAATTGCAATCTTCAAAGGCTCATCAACGCCGGGCAAGTTCACGAAGAAGTTGCTGTACTTGTCGCGAGGCTTGGCGTTCTTGAACGTTTCATCGTCGTCCATCGCCATTGCATAGGCAAAGCCCGTAGCAAACAGCACAAGTGCGTTGTTGTAAAACTTACGCTTAATTTGCTGTTGCTCGTTGAACGGCATCTTGCCAGTGGCTGCTTTGTACAGCACGTTCAAACCTTGAATCTGTGCGTTCATGAACGGGATCAAACGGTTGGCGTACTGCACGGTTGGAGACAGCCCACGTTTGTAGAAGTTCATGGACTCCATGACCATCATGTCGGCTTCGACTTCGGACAAACCGTTGGCAAGCGCGTTGTCGTATACCAAAGAACGTGTTGCAGAGTCAGCGCGGATGGCTGCGCGGTCCAGCATAGCCAAGAAACTATCGACAGTGCCTTGCCCTTTACCGCTGGCCAACTGCAAAGCAAACGCTGACACATCGTCTGGGTCGCCAGTGTAGATACCACTTTGCACCAAACCTTTTTTAATCAGTTCCGCATTGGTCTTGCTCTCGCCACGGCTAGACGCAATAAACTCTTTACCCGCCTTAACCACAGCCGTGAATGGACCGTAGTTCAAACCAGCCGTAAACGATGCAGCCATTGGGTCACGGTAGAGCTGGCGCAAGATGTACGGCGGCATACGGGTAATGCCTTTGCGTAGCAAGTCACCGGCAATACCACCAATCTTTAAGAAAGCAGGCAACGTCAAGTGTGCGCCTTCTAAGCTACGCACCAACAAAGCGGTGGGGATACCCTCTGCCACGGTTCCTTCAGTTTCCACACGCACGTAGCGTTGACCGTCGTCCTTGGAGTCTTTGGGGTCTGGCTCTTGGTCAAATACAATAATGTTAGGGCCGCCGGGATTTTTACCCTTTTTAATCGCCATTTTGTTGGTAGCTAAACCCGTCTTAGCGTCAATAGGGCCAGCGCCTTTACCAAGCATCTGCATTGCGTAGCCCATTTCTTTGGCCGCAAGGTTAGACATACCAGATTTAACAATCAGCATGGTGTTACGCATGATGGACTCGTTCAACGGCAAGATTTTTGTTTCTCCGCCTACAAGTTCAGCAAGGTACGGTTGGTGGCGGATGTCGCCAATAGTGATTGTTTTTTCACCACCGAACACTAGCTCCGCAGTACCGTCGTCACGGACGCGGTAGTAAGGCACGTAGTCGCCCTCTTGCAACCACTTTTCAGCCGTTGCTTTAGTTATTTTGCCTGTTGAGGCCAAGAACTTAATGAGTCCAGCGTTGTAAGAGTTGTACTTTTCGCGGACACTTTCCAGCGCATCTTTCATCTTGGGGTCTGCATTGGCCGCATCCATTGCAGCTTCGAGATCACCCTCTTTAACACCAAGGTTGCCCAAGTCAAGTTTTGTCAGGCCTTTGTTAGTCGCACGTTGCGCAATCATGTACGCCGACGAAAGACCAAACTTGCCTTCTGAATTTCCAGCAGGGACATTTTCAACAGCTTTAAACACGTCAATAGCAGTATCTTTGCCCGAGCTTTGAACTTGGCGCAACCCCTTGGCATCTTCGTAAATTTCAGGAGGCCCACTCTCCAACGACGCGCTAACCATCGGCATGTACTGGTCGGCCTTGAGGATTGAGGCCATAGCCTGCGTGAATTGCTGGTCGTTGTTAAAAGACTTGGAACCAATATTGAGAACTTCACGAGCCGCAGCGCGCATGTCAGCAATTTCCATTTCCGCTTCAAGTGCTATGTTCTTACCTAAGCGTTCTTTAAGACCTTTTGGCTGAGACACGGTTTTTTTAGCAAACTCGGTTAAAGCATTTTCTGAACCGTACTTGGGTTTAGTAGGAGCAAAGATGTTGGCAGAGTCCGCCACACCTTCGAGCTTGCCAGACTGCATGTACAGGCGCTCAATGACGGCTTGGGCTTCTTCAGTTTTCACATAGGAAGGGTTCATACCAACGAAGCGCATGATTGCGTCAAAGATTTTACGCAGAGCGGTAGAGCCAAACATTTTGACGCTACCTAGTTTCTTACGCAGGTCTGCGTTGGACTGCACTTCAGACACAAACTCTTTGACGTTTTTAGCCGCGTACTGCCCTTTGAGCGTTCCATCAGCAGTTAGGCGGTTGTAGATGCCGGTAATCTCGCGCTTAGCTGCAAGCTGGTCCGCGTTGAGCTTTTCTTCTGGGCCTTCCAGCGCACGCATGGTTGCAGCGTGGGTCAGCTCGTGGACTACGTTGGACTCAGACTCGAAGCCCGGGCGCACACCAACAGCATTTTCTTGGGCGTTGTAGGCAGCAGGCACAGCCTCACCGTTGACGGTTATGTCAGGCGAGTACATGATGCGCGTACGGGACACAAACGCCAATAGTTTCTCGGCATTCTCACGAATAAAGGGCACGTCAGTAGTAGCAATGATGTTACGCAAAACGTCAAGCGTGCGGCCATCGGCCAAAGCATCCTTACCTTCGTTATTCAAAAGCGTCTGTACAGAGCTGGTTGCTTGTGTTGCGTCAGTGCCCACACCGATTGGGGTAAACCCGTCTGTGTGTGCTTCGGCTTTATTGCGGTCCGCTTCGATGGTGCTCAGGTTACTCTTAAACTTGGCGATCTTTTCTGGATCTGTAGCACGGTCAAGTGCTGCCTGAGTACGCTCATACAAGTCATCAAGGTACTCAATACGAGCAAACGCTTGACGAAGCGCATCGCCTTTGATGGTTTGCTTGAGTGCTTGGTTACCTGTAAGACCTTTGACTGTTCCTGCTTGAGAAGTCTTGCCTGTGTAAACGTCTTTTACAACGGGGCCGAGCTTGCGTTTACCAAGTGCTTTGCGTGCGGCTACGGCTTCTTGAGACTCGTCTTCCTTGGTAGGTTTAGCAACTGGAGTCAGGCTAGCTTCTTCGTCCAAATCTGCTTGTAAATTCAGCTTGGCTTCCGCGGCATTACGCACCGTCTCAGGCAGAGCCGTGTTGTCCGCGATTGTTTGTAGACGGTCCACAGTGGCCTGAGGCATATGCAACACGGTGCGCGTCAAGCCACGTTCACCCTCAATCTGGCCTCGAATGTCACGAATTTCACGCTTCTTCTTGGCAATCTCGTGGCGAATCTTTGTGCGCTCTGGGCGGTTGGCCTCATCGTCACGGATATTGTTGAGCTTTTGAGACAACGTATCCAGCTGGTTTTCACGGCTGGCAATACGACGTGTAGCAGACGCCTTTATTTTTTTCTGCACTTCTGCATCATTGCTGAACGCCTTGCTAATTTCTTCCACGCGTTTGTTCAGGCGAGTAAGAGCGCTTTCGCTGCGAGCAATGGCACGTTCAAAAACTTGCTTGCTCTGCTTGCTCTTCTCCAAAGCTGCGGTTGCGTCTTGGAGCTTTCGCTCAGCGTGTTCAAGGTCAACAGTTTGTTTTGTGCCTAAGCGTTTCTTTGGTTTGAGTACGCCGATGATGACCTGCACATTGTCGATAGCAGTTTGTTGCAGCTCGATGTTCTTGTTGATTTGATCCAAAGCACGGTTGGAGTCTTCAATATTGAAAGTGATCTGGTCTTCAGCGTCACGCGAAGAGTCAACAACATTGAGCATCTCACGACGCTTAGAGAAGTCCAAACGCTGGCCGGGAATACCCTCCAAGCGGGCACGGGACTCATTATCAAGACGACGCTCTTCACGATCACGTTTTTCGCGGTCGTAAATGTTTTCAGCATACAAGGTCTCTTGGTCACGCTCACGTTGCTTACGCTGGCGTTCAATAAGGGTGTCTGCTTTGTTGGCTTCGGCTTCTGCTGCGGCCAGCTCAGTGGCAGTTGCGTTGATTTGGGCCAGCTCCAAGTTTTGTTTTCCTTGAGCAGCGGCCAACGCTTCTTGTTCAATCTGCATAGCAGCACTGATGTCAGATGTTGCCAACTGCAAAGACTTTTTGCTTTTGTGACTGCGATCTTGTTTTTGTTTGGCCAGCTCGAGGGCAACACCGGCGTTTAACAAACTTTCTCCAGCGCGGTCCATTTCGGCCAGCTCACCTTGAAGCTGCATCTGCAAGTTCAGGTCAGTATCAAGGAATTTAACTACGGACTGTTGTGTTTGGCTACGAGCCATCGCCATACGATACGTCTGCGTTGCGTGTACTACTTCAGCTTGGGCCTTGATTACGTTGATCTGGTGCTGGCCAAAAGTGGCGTTTACCCAATCGTCGCGTTCTTTGAACGTCGCGCTTGGCCATACCAAAGACTGCGGGTCTTTAGCTACTTCTTTTGCCAATGCACGTTTTGCCTTACGGTAGTCTGACAAGGCTTTGCGTTGTGGTTCCGTATAGTCGCGGGCATTTGCTTCAATGTTGGCTGAAAGTTCTTCAGCCGTTTTAACTGAGAAACCAAAGGTTATGCTTGCCTGAATATAGGCTTCTTGGTGTTGCCACAGTTCTGCATCAAGGCGATCGATCACGGCTTTCAAGTTTGCCTTAGCTTCGGCGGACATGGCTTTGGCCAAATCAACTTCATCCGCAGACACCTGTTGTGCGGCCGCATACTTTGCTTGCAAAGAGGCCAACTGAACGCGTAAACCTTCAGCCTTCTTAGCAAAGGGTGCAGCAACAGCTTTCAGGCGCGACACGGTTTGCGTGACGAGACCTTGGTCTTTACGGATTTGAACCAGCGCATCGCTGGCCAAGTAGTCGTCAAACTCTTTCTGAGAACCAAACACAGTACCGGCAGCTTCGACGCCGGGCAGTTCTTCTTGGATAGCAGTCTTACCGCCTTCGGTCTCAGAGCGCTTACCCAACTCGGCCGTAGCCAACAATGCTTTAACATCTTTTGTCAGAGCGCTTTGTTCCGCAGGCGTGTATGTACGGCGGTTACCAGTACCGGCACCTGTTGTTGGTTGTGCTTTGCCTGTATTGAGTTGGTACAACCAGTCAGATGCAAGCGCCAAAGACTCTTTGTTGTTGGCAAGTGCCTTCAAGTTGTCAGCGATCTGGATAGCTGTTTGACGGTCGGCATCCGTGATGTCCGCGTTGAGTACGCGATGCAGTTGATCCATCACCATAGCTGGTGTGGTTTCCGTTGGGGTAGTCTTTGCCTCGACCGTGGTCGAACCTAAACGACCTTCAACACCCTTGTTGCGGATGTTGTCCAGACCTTCTTGAATCGACATGGCGGCAGCGTAGGGGTTGGCAAATGTACGGTAGCCGGGGCCTTTGGACTCAGCAGTGAAGTAGCCAGTACCGACACTGGATACGTTGCGCGTATCTCCAAAACGCCCGATTAGTTCGTCCAACAGTTTGTTGGCTTGGTCTTGGACTTGCAACTGTTCCGCAGTAGTCAGCGGTTTGCCACGTGAAGTCTCAATGTCTTTGGCCAAATTCTCAATCAGGAAGTCACGTGCTCTATCCAGAGCTTCTTTTTTAGCCTTGCCTTGGTTGTATTTGGACACAAGATCCACAACGTTGGCGTAAGCCGTATCACGGGCATCAGCAGCATTCTGCTGAGCCGCCACGTTAGCAGGCATCTTTTGGCCGGATGCTTTTTCTAACTCAGCAAAGTTGTACGTTTGGTCTCCAGCACCAGCTTGGGCTTCTTCCCGTGCTTTCAAATCCTTCAAGGCAGCAACGGCATCAGACACGGCTTGGCGGTTACCTGTAGCTTGGGCAATTTGCAACGCGGCTTGTAGGCGGGCGCGAGTGTTCGTAGACAAAGCGCCAGTGCCTGAGCGTTGGCTACTTGTCAGAGGTGTGCCGAAAGTTAAATCTTTGCCGGGCAGTTCTTTCACGTTGCCTTGAGCATCCGTGCGAACTTGTGGACGAGAGCCTGTGTCTTCACCAAACAACGTGTATTGTGCGGTTTGGCCCTTGTTCATGGCCGCTTGGTCTTCCATCTTCAAAATTTCGTTCTGAGTCTGGCGTTCTTGACGAGCATCACGAGAGTATTCTTCGCCGGTAGGCTGATAGTTCTCACCAATCTTGCCGAGCTTGGCGGCTTCGGCCGTAATCTTGTTTTGTTGTGCGCGGTTCCCTTCGCGACCCGAAGCAATGGCTTCGCCTGCTCGCGTATCAAACTCAGCTTGTGTTTCAGAGAATTGCTTTTTAGTAGCTTTGAGGTCAAACGCTTGAGGTAACTTGGACAGGTCTGTAACGCCCAATGCCAGCAGTTTTTGCGCAATGGTTATCTGTGCTTCGTGATCTCCGTTGATCTCAGCGGCGGACATTTGATACGCCAACGCTTTAATCTGGTCTTGGGGAGACTTGCCTTGTTTCTTGGCAGCTTTCTCGGCTTCCACTATGGCGCTGTTGATGTCTGTGAGTTGTTTACCCAACGCAAGTTTTCGGTTCAAGTCAGACGTCTGTTGCATTTGAGTTTGCAACGGTTCAATCTGGGTCTTTAGCGCACGTGCTTGCTGTAGGTAATCAGGCACTGTTTCTGGCAATGCGGGTTGCGACGTCATGCCTGCGGGGGCTGCGGGTACTTGTATAGCAGACTGTTGGCCGTACAGTGCCCGTTGCTGTTCATCTTGTGCAACTTGCTGCGCCCCGGGGGTTTGACCACCACGGGTCTCTGGGAACATTTCTGCTTGGGCAGGGGCGTTCTGTGCTGCTTCGTGGAGCCCTTTAAGCTGGCGGTACTCTTGTGTGTCAGCAGAAAGCTGTGCGCCAAGCTCTGCTTTTTTGGCTTTGTTTTCGTTGAGGATTTCACGTTCTTCAAACGTAGCGTCCTTGCCCAACTTTTTGGTGTTGATGCCTTGGAACTCAGCAAGGCGAGCTTCGTAATCCTGCAAGAACTGCTCAGCATAGGCAGGGTCAGCTTTGCGATCGGCTTCAGCCTGTGCTTCGGCAGCGGCTTTTTGTTCGGCTTCTTGCTTGGCAAGTTGACGGTTCTGTGCATCTGCTTGACGTTGTTTTAGCGCATCATCTTGGACAACAGTATCTCGTGCTTGTGCGCGTTGATGTACACCGAAGCCAGCTCCCAAGGGGGAAGCCAGCAGCATATTGAAAGTGGTGTCACGGTATTGTTTAAGCGCGTCGTCATCTGCAAGAGGTTTGCCAACAGCAGCACGGTCTAGGACATCTTGCAAGACTTCGGTAGGCAGTTCACCAAAAGCAAACCCACCAACGCCGCGCCCGATTGTGTTCCATGTACCCCGATTTGCTACTTTAAGTGCGTTGGCCACCAACGCTTTACGGGTTTCATCCGCGGCTTCGCCAGCAACTTTTTGGCCAATTGCCTTTTTAAAGATGCTCGGCATAGCAATCTTGGTGCCTACCAAGTTCAGGGCAGCATTACCCGCAGCATAAGGAGCGAGCTGCATGGCGTCCACGTCTGGTTTTTCGCCTGCTGCTTTTTGAGCTGCAATCTTTTCTTGCGCTTGGCTACCCAAGGCTTGCACAAAGTTAACCGCTAAGGGAAGTGCGTACTGACCAACTTGTTGACCAATCAATGTACCGCCGGGGCCAGCTAAGGAACCTAATGCACCGCCCGCAATACGGCCAGTGGCCGCTAAACCCATTTCTTGACCAACAGAAGGAGCGATGGATGCTACGGCTGACGGGATTTGGCTCAACGCCTCCCCTGCCGCGCCTAGATACTCCCCTTGGTTCCACTTGTCGGCAATGTTTTGCGGTTGGAACCCAGACTCGTACTTTTCACCAAGGGTTTTTGCACGTTCTGCGCCTGCTTCTGCGGCAGCAGTTGTGTTGCCTGTCAGAGCGCCAATACCTGTGCGCCCAATGTTTATCAAGTTCTGCGCACTACCCGCCAAGTCCGCCATCAACCCTTTTTTGGCTTTCGGTTTTTCGTTGAAAAGTTCCGGAAAGTCCTGCTGCGCTAATGCACTTGCCTCTTGGTAAGTCATGCTATCTGGGACTTTGATAGAGTTACCGTCGGGCAGAGGGAAGTACTTGGCCATATGTATCTTAAATTGTGTGGACCTTGGATGTGGGAACGCCCCAGCTGGTCAGGCCGAGGCGCTGTGTGCTTATTTTGGCATAACTACCTAGCGAAGTCTACGGCTGTATGTCGTAGTCCCCTTTAACGGATCCTGCTGCGGAACTTGGTACAAACCCTGTATTTGTTGAAGCCAAGAAAGGGTTGCGTGCAATAGCTTCTTGCAGCATTTTTGACGCATACGCAGCCTTCTTTGCTTCAGGCAACATACCATAAGCCGTGTCCCCGGCCAACTGCTTTGTAACAGCGTTTTGGATCTTGGTGTATTCCGCCATCTTTTTTTCTTCGTGCTTGCTACCTGAGCCAAGAAGTTCGTTACGCCCTTTGTAAACATCCACCATACCTTGTTGATACGCGCCGGTCTGCTTGAGTTCTTGTGCTTTCATACCCGCGGTAATACCAAACTCTTTGCTGTGCTCCGCTTGACCCAAGATTGCCACGGCGTCTTTGTGGTTGCCGCTACGCTCTGCGCGTTGGGCTTGCATCATGGCAATTTCGGAACCCATCAAGGCTTTTTTGGATGCATCGTCCAGACGTTGTGATTCTTGATAGGCATTCATGCCTTCAAGCCCGCCCTTGCTGATGTTCTGTAGTGCGTGTTGAGAAGTTCCACCCATCATGCCAAGGCCGGCACGGAGCAAAGCCATGTTTTTGTTGTCACTGGAACGCGCAGTTAAGTCTGCGCGTTCTTTTTGAAGCATCTCAGCGTAGGGGTTGTACGCCGCCTCGGACTCTTTGTTGGCATCCGCGGCCAGTGTGCGTGAGGTCTTCATTAACTCTTCTGGAGTCGATTGTTTGTAGGCCGTAGCCAACGCGTCTAATCCGGCTACTGGAGCGGATGGAGTGCTAACCGCAGGGCGACCTTTGTCCGCTGAGACAACGCTAGGAACGTCGGCACTTGCTTTTTCTTTTTTGCCTTTATCGACAACCTTCGTATCGGCAACTTTTGTATCTGAAATAGGCGCAGCCGTTTGTGCCACGGCCATAGCAGCGCCCGGTTGACTTACGTTTGGTCTAGTATGGTAAGCGTTTAACACTCGCTCGTACTCGGCTTTAGCGTCGGCTTCGCGTGGGCCGGATGTGGGGGTTACTTGTTGAAAGTAAGAGGGTTTTGCAGCCATCCACTTATCGTAAGCAGATCTGACATCTGTGTCTTTAACCAGCACGCCGTCATAGTAGCGAGGAATTTCACCACCTTCGTCAAACGCAACGATGCCGCCGCCTGCCATACCTTTGAGGTTGTCAGCGGGGAGTTGGCCGATACCGCTGTTTTCAGGAAGTGCTTGTTGTTGCTGTGGCGCGAGACCTGCCAAGCGTTGCTCCGCCACCGTTTGTGTCGGCTGTTGGTATTTGGCGGCTTGGTTAGCAGCACTGATATTGTTGATGCTGGAAGCCAGCGCTAGCAACGAAGGGTACTCGGGAGTACCTCGGTGTGAGGCAACGTAGCTCTGCAACGTGCCCTTTTGTTTCATGCCGATCAACAGCGCGGTTGTGCTGTCTACGTTAGGACCGGGCTGGTAAGGTGTCATTGAATTCTGCATATTTTCCTCAAGCAAGTTGGGACAAGGCCAAGGCTTCTAGACCACCCGCCGCTGGTTTTTTCGCTTTGATTGCTCCACCCTTTGCCTTGCCCATGCTTTTGTACATACCGTACGCACCAGCAGCTGCGGTGCCAAGTCCTGCGATCTGAGACGCGGTTGAAGGGGCGGCGGCTGTGGTGCTGCTGCCCACGGTGTTCATAGGGGTGCCACGAATGTAGCTCTGCATCGTGTCCATGTTCTTTTGCGCATAGTTTTGGCTATCTAACCACGTCTGGTAGTCAGTGTTCGCAATGTTCTGCACATTTTGCTGCTGCTGCGTACCCATCTGGTTTTGCATCGTGATGTTGCCAACGTTCTGGTTGTACAAGTTTTGGCCTTGTGAACCCAACGCTCCATAACCTGACAGCCCGGCCTGCAAACCTTGCAACTGGTAGTTAGCACCGAACTGTTGTTGGTTGGTGTTCAGCGCATTGGTCTGGTTGTACTGCTGCTGCGCATTGTTGAACGCGGTGTTGTAGCCCTGCCCAATGATGCTATTCAAGCCCATGTTGCGGTTGCGCTCGTTTTCAGCAGCCATCAAACCTTGGCGACTACCGCCAAACGCACCGGCACCTACCGCTTGAGCATTTGATTTTTGACCCGAGATGTCATATTGGCGGTTTGCTTCAGCCAGCTGAGGAGCCAACGACTGTTGCAAGTAGGGGTTCATGTACCCACCCATTTGACTTTGGAAGTCTTGCGGGTTGTACTGCGTACCTTGGTAGTTGAGGGTGCCTGCTTGTTGAGCCAAGCCCTGCAATCCCTGCGCGGCGTTTACCGACGTACCGCTTACACCGAGGTCTTTTGCACCTTGAAAGGACTGGTTTTGTAAGTCTTGGAAAGCAGCGTTGCGCTCCCCTGTATACACCGGAGCTGTTTGAAAACCCGCAATTTTGGGTAAGCCGCTTTCGTCAAGAACAGTTTGACCGTTCGCGTCGGTTTCGTATTTGTAGGTACGTGCCGCTTGTGACCCAAGGGACTGTTGTACGTACGGCGCTAGTTCCGGCGCTACGGCCGTTTGGTACTGCGTTACTGTGGTTGGGGTTGCCATGTCGGTTCCTTACGCTGGAAGATGTTTTGCTGCACGGGTGTTGGTGGCTACTTTATTTTTGCCTACCGTATTGCCGCGTGCGGTTTGGATGCGCTCCATCATTTTGTAGAGCTGACGTGCGCCAGCATCCGTGGAGCCGTTGCCCAGTTCCGATACGATACGGGCAGGGACGACGAACTCACCGTCAGCCAAACGTGCAGGCTGGCGGTCGCCAATGGTCGCAGGGATTGAATCCGAAACTCCGTCGCCGGGGCCTTTTAGCAGATGACCCCCATCAGAGTAGCCGCCCAAAGAAGAGATACCGCCACCAGCCGCGAACTTCTGCTCACCTGTGTATGGATCGACCGCGACATCACTGGAACCCGTCAGCACGTTCTGGCTCATTGGGGTCTGGTACGGTGTGGCGTACGCTGCTTGGTTGATGCCGGCCATTGGGTAGTTTTGATTAGCCCCAACAGCATTCTGGTTCGACATTTGTTCAACGGGGCCGCCACCAGCAATTGACAGCAAGCCGCCTTGAGCTATTTTGACGGGGGCTTTTACAGGAGTGATTTGTGTTAGTTTGCCCGTTTTTTGATCGTAGGTGTACGGACGAATGTACGCGCCTTCGTATGGATTCCCCGGGTCTACAGTAGGTTGTTTTCCAGCGCCTCCTGCCAAAGCACCAACGCCCGCTGCACCCATCATGGCGTAACCGGGATTTGCAGCAACCCATTTACCGGCGGCATCGTAGTAGCCTTTGGCAGTATCCATAAACCCACTGGAAGCAGCTTGTGTTGCGGCACCGCTGCCGGAACCTGCGGCTAAACCTGCGTCATATGTAGAAGCGCCTGTCATGCCTTCGCCGTAACCTGCGGCGCTGTTCATGAGCTGTCTGTCTGTTAGTTGAGAAACAGGAGCGGCGGCTGTGGCCGTAACTGGGGCTGTAACTGGGGCTGTAACTGGGGCTGCGCCCGAAACGTCAACTGGGGCTGTAACTGGGGCTGTGTTTAAAACGTCGGCTGAAGTTACGGTAGGTGTGCCGGGCACTGCGGCAGGGACGGCTCCGCCCGGGGAAGTAGCAGCCACTGCATCCGAAGGGTTCAGTGCTCCGGCATAGCCTGCCGAGTTAACCATACTACCGCCGCCTTGACCGGCTAGGCCACTACCAACGCTTTGCTTGAAGCTGTTACCAGACCCGTAAGACATTGCGCCGGTAGCCAAACCCGCAAACTGAGGCGGGACACCGCAAGCTACCAACGCGGCACCGACAAGCATAGAACCGATTGGGGAGCTGGTCATGTCTTGTATCGCACCGCCAATACCGCTCGTAATACCTTTAGCAGAATCGTACAACGAACCGCCCAGATCGCTACCAAACCATGCTTCAGGCAGTCCTGTGTGGGGGTTGACCGTCAGATCACGCCCTTTGGATTGCAGCAGTGTTTGCAGTCCTGACACTTCATGAGGTGTCATGTGAACGAGCATGGAGTCGCCGTTGCGGCCTTGTTCAGCTAAGTGTTGTGCAGCGTGGTGCAGGCTCATATTTGCCTCGTATATTTAGGGTTGGGCACATTATGCCTTGATGCGGAGGGGATAGCTAGTAGCTACGCCGCCGGAAGTGTCGTGGTAAACATCGCCTGAACGAAGATTGGCAAGGTCCGCTTGGGTGGGCAAACTGATCTTTGATTGCCCGGGGTTAGCGGGGTCTGGTTGCGCAAACGTCAAACCAGAAATTACAGGCTGTGTTGTGGAGCCAACGTTCTGAGAAGCCGCCAACATAGGGGACGGGTTGTCCAGCTGAGTGAAGTACAGACGTAAGATGTTTGTCAGCTGGTCCATGAACTGCTGGTTGTACTCAACCGGTGCAGCAGGTAGGCGCGGGGCAACGAATGTTTTGCTGGCCATGCTTATCTCCGGCCGTCAGGACGGACATCGAGGCGGGGAGCGCCAAGCTGCCACGACACGCCTAAGTCACTTGAGCTGATTTTGAACGCCATTTGGCGACCACGAACCCGTACGTAAACATACTCGGTAAAGCGTTGTACGTTGTATGCACGGATATTGGAGTAGTTGTTGCCGCTGGTCACCACTGGGTAGTCTGCAATACCGTAGTTAGCGCCGGGGTTCTGGCGTGGGCGTACCCCGAATGTGAGTGATGGCGCCTCCGAAGTCGAGCCATCAAATGTGACGTCAGGGATGATGCGGCTCACAAAGCCAAAATTGTGGCCATCACCAATATCGAAGTCGGACGACTGGCAGTAGGAAACGATCGCGCTTGGCGGTGTTGTCGTGCCGTCATCATTACCTGTTTCGTGGTACACCAACTGCCCGTTGTAGGGGGTGGCCATAGGTTGAGTGCGGAGAGGGCTGTCAAGCCAAGCGCTACGGCTCATGGTACCGGGATACCAAGTGCGCTCAAGATGGTTGAAGACTACGTACTTGTCAATCACGGTGCTGTTGAGTGAGCAGTAGAACCACCAGATTTCGTTGTACCCTTCGTTCGTACCAGCGAAGAACTGGAACGCTTGGTCCATATTGATGTCGTCAAAAACGTATTGGCGCAGTGCGCAAGGGAGCGTTTCGACACGGCCTGAGTACATGTAGAACTTGTCCGTACCCATCCAATAGGTCACGTTGTTGACAGTCTGAGCAGCATTAGGCCCCATGATAGAAATGTTGCTGCCAAGGATCTGGAAGCCCCAGACGTAGGGTGGGCCAAGGTACTGCATAGAGTACACGGCCGCGTCAGTGAACACCAAAATCTCTTGGCGGGTCTGTACCGCAGAAATAATTTGAGAGCCGTTACTCAAACGGTAATCGCCCGCTTGGTTGGTCGCCGCCGGGGTCCACGTGTAGTACTGTTCTTGCTGAGACCAACGAATCTGTAAGGGGTCTTGCGCGGTCGTGGCATACATGCCTGTCGGGTCATTACACCCAAAACAGATCACGAAGCGCGAGGCATCCGACACCATAACAAAAGAAGCAAGCGACGGCGTTGTGGCATCCATCACTGCCCCGCCTACCATATTTCCAGCCTTCATTTCAACCGCTCGGTCGAATGTGTTGACGTTGGCGTTTACGTCCCAGTAATACATTGCCCCGTTACGGGGGTTGAAGATTAAATTCTCGCCGTAGTTAGCTTGGCTCCAAAGACGCAGCTGCTGTCCAACGGCGCCAGAGTTAGCCGAGGTGCCCCACCCAGAGAACGAGCTCGTAACCTGCGTAACAGTAGCCCCAGAAGCATGTGCTGTGGCCATAGAACCGTTTACGCCGCGAACACAACCAGTCAAGGTACTTCCTGCGATACCTGAGTATGTGACGGCCTCGGCGTCAATAACGACAGTGCCTGCGGATATAAAACCGGCAGGGGAAGCCAGCGCAATAGAAGTTGCGCTACTGTTGATGGAGCCGTTTAGCGTATCCGTCACGGACCCAGAAGCAACGCCGCCCCAACTACCTGCACCCCAACCTGTAGCGAAGGTGTACACGTCCAACCCTACATTTATCTGGTATGTCAGGGTGGCGGTCCCCGTAGTGCCCGAAGATGTTGCAGGAGCCCCAACGATGATGTTGTACTGGTTCGAGTTCAGGTACGTAATCTGGAACTCTTGGTTGAGACTCGCAGCAGGAATGCCGTTGACCGCACCAGAGACACCAGAAACCGTAACGAAGTCATGGTTCTCCGCGCCGTGGCCGGGGTCAGTTACCCGTACTGTTGTCGAACCGTTGGTCGTGCTGAAAACGTTGGGCACACTTACGTTAGTGTCTCGGATTGGCGTGACATCGTAGAGCGGACCATTAGGGCCGTTTTGAATGTAGTATTTCAGATTGGTGCCTACGGCCAGCAAGTTTTGTCTAGCAAGGGTATCCCAGTTGGTCATCGAACGAGCAACCCCCCAATACGCGCCGGCAGGGGGTTGCAAACTAGCCGCAGAACCGCCAGTGTCAAGCGCCCACCCACCAATCTTTTCAGGGAACCCTGAACGAAACCGGACCTTGTCGCAGTCGAACCAGCCTCCCTCGTTGGCGAGGGTTGTGCCTTCTCGGTTAACACCGGGGCGGAATTGGAGTTTCTGTAGAGGCATGGCTGGATTTTCTCACTAAGCGTGGTGTCAGGCAAGCACGTTAAGCGCCAAGTGGGTGTGGGAGATACGGTCGTCTAGCCCAATAGTCCCGCCGTTGATCTTCTTTGTAAGGCCAGTCCAGTCGGCAGCTTCAGCCAAAGCGTTGCAGTTATGCGTAGACCAGAACCAGCCAGCAGTCAGCGCAGCGAACTTTGGGGTAGCTACTTGTTCTGGATCGGACATGAAGTCAATGCCAAGCGCTTGGCCAGCGTAAAAGTAGTTTGCAGAGCCTGTAAGCTGTATGCATCCACGGCCTCGAAAGCGGTATCCATCGCCTGATTGTTCATCGCGGTTGCCCATGCGACTGGCATAAACCATATTGGCAATCTTCTTTGGGTTTCCGGCATATTGACTCGCAATCTCTAGTGACGGAAAACGCTTAGCCCACAGCTTCATCAGCGTGGCGGCTTTGTAGTTCAGGTTCTCTTCCAAGATACGGAAGTTGCCGCACTCGTGCCCGCACTGCCCGATGAAAGCAGCTTGCTGACGTGGTGTGTCAATATGGAAACGGTTAAAGGTTTCGTTCAGTGCATCTACCCATTGAGGGCCGATGCCTAGTTTTTTGAGTTGTTCAACGCTGACCATTTGCAATGTCCCTTACTTGGTTGTAGCGGTCGACGCAGGAGTTGAGGTCGATGATGGCACGATCGCCGTCGGCGACGATCCGGATAAGGTCTTCAGCAGTCTGTCCGTCAAGTTCGGCTCTCGCTTGACCAGCGTTGGCGGTAGCGGGGGAACATCCAGCCGAGGGGCTGATGGGGACGAACAACCTTGGGCGGCTAGCAAGAATGCCAGACAGCTTAGTTTCAAAAGTTTGTTTGGTTTCAGCATCTTTGGCATCCTGTTCATTCTTGGCTTGTGCCATCAACCCGTTTAGACGGGCAATTTCCAAGGCGTCCTCCGTCGTCTTTTGTGCATAGCCTGCATGGTGGCCGTAGAAATATGCACTGATTGCGACAGCGATAGACCCCAGAATCATCCAAGGGCTTGGAATCATTTTGGCTCAGCCCGTGCTGCTGCGATTTCAGATCGGACATCGTCGGACTCCAAGTGTTCAGGGGCTGTAGTAGGTGGAGGGCCGGGCACCCATGTTTCATCCAAAGCAGGATTCACCCATACAGGTAAAGCGCCAGAAGAAACGGGGGGAGTGTATGTAGTCGGGGGGCAGGGGTTTACCGCAGGAGTTGACATCGCGTGGGCTACGGCTTGCACGCCCTTCTTGCTCATCACACCACCGATACCGCCAACGATCAAGAGCACGATGTCATTGAGCATTTTTGTGTAAGCAATGTCGATGGGGGCCATTGACTTGATCGGCTGCACCACGAACGTCACAGAATAGAGCAGGGCAAACACAATGCCCGCCAAGATCAGCGAGACAAGGACAACGACAAAGCCCCAGATGCGGGACTCAAATTCTTCAGCGGTCAGCCGAGGCAGCGGGTTGTGGTTCAAGTTTTCTCTCCAAGACTGGGGCTACAAGATATTCGGGGCAAGTCTGTGTGAACTGGCAACGCGGCTTCTGGCACTCAGCATCGCCGAAGTGGTCAGGATTCTGGCAAGTGTACCGATACCGGTCTTCACACCCAGCCATCAGGATGAATGCTACAAAGGCAGCGAACAGTAGCAACCATTTCATTTCAGTCCCTTCTTCAATTCTTCCTTGAGCCGACGTAGCTCACGAGCTTCTTTCTTGATCTCTTCTTTCATCCATAGGGTTTCTACGTATGAGATAAACGAAAAGGCAAGGACGACAACCAACACAACAAGCACCATCAAGTGACCCAGAAAGACGCCCGTGCTGCCGTTTGAACTTTTATTTGCCACATTATCCATCCAAGAAAAAGTAAAGCAGCAAACGCCACACCTGCATCAATTGACATATCCCGAGCCTCACGCATCAGCGCATCTTTGCGCTTTAACTCAAGTTCGTCTTCGTGTTCCTGAATCTCCCGTGCCGTCTTCTGCTCGGCTTCAATCTTGTCTCGCATCGCCTCAAAGTCAGACCACAACGACCCCAACTCAGGCGGTGATTCGTAAATCATCTGGTGCTTAATCTCGGAATGCATTGACTGCAACTTGTTCCGAATCAGTATCCGTTTGAGTGCCATCCGCTTTAACGAAACATCCTTACTCTGCACTTTCTTTGCGTCACGCTCCTGCTGCCAGAATATGGCCTCAAGCGTATCAAACGCATCAAACATCAAGCCAAGGTTATCGCCGATCTTAAACACCACATCAGTGGGGTCGGCTTTCGCAACTTCCTCGACTCGCTTCTTCTCTTTCGTGATCTCAGCAGCCTGCGCCTTTGAAACCTTCTTACCTGCAAACTGCCCGTTGATCTCGTCGTAAATCTGCTTGACGTTACCAGCTACCCCCTTCACTTCTTTGTACAGCGCACAGCCTTCCTTTACAAGCTGAAACGCCGTAGTCGCGGCGAAGAGAGCGGTTCCTATCGGCACATCACCAGCCCAACTCTACCCATGACAAGGTAGGCTCATCCCAAATGTAGTCTTTGTAGTCGCCGGGCAGGGGGCATGAAGGGTACTTTTCAATTTCTGGGTAGTCGTTGAAATCAGCGGGTTTTGGAATAGGCGGTTCCCACAAGCAGGCGTCTTCGTTCAGCACCCAGCTAGGGTACGGAGACGGGGCGTAGAACGCGTCTAAGCCTGCATCGTAGGTGTACCCCACACATGCGAAGTTCTTGCGCAATGCGTCCCCGCCGTCGGGCAGTCCGTCGGCCCCGTAGTGCAAACCACCACGCGTGTTAAAACTTGTTTGTACCCAATCTTTAGGGTCGCCCACAAAGCCCGCGTCGATGAAACCTTGTCCAGAGACAATGACTTGCGTAACAACGCCATTTTCAACTTTTGCAAAGTGCGCCATGTCTATCCTTATGGGTATGCGTAACGGACTACGACGATACCAGAACCGCCTTGACCGCCGGTGTTTGCGGAAGAACCATCGCCGCCCCATCCGCCTTCGCCAGTGTTAGCGCCTCCAGCTACGCCGTTTGAGCCGCCGCAAGTAGCACCGCCGCGACCGCCCGTAGACAGCGTTGTAGCAAATCCAGCAGCAGTGCCCCATGCGTTATATGCAGTAGTACCAGCGCCACCAGCAGCCGCATCACCACCGTTTGTACCCGCCGCCGCTGCACCACCACCGCCGCAAGTGGCAGAGCCTGCGCACCCGTACAAGGAAACAACTGAACCGCCCGCAAAGCCTGCGCCGCTACCCGCACCAGCGGGGCGCGTCCCTGCACCGCCCGAACCCACGTTACAGCCGCCGCCGCCGTTACCATTATTTACTCCGCCTGCGCCGCCAGAACCGCCCCAACCAGAGCCGTTGCCGCCAAAGCCCGCAATCACAGAGCTAGTGTTAAAAGTTGAGGGGTTACCGTTGCTGCCGTTGGCCGATTCACCGCCGTTCACGCCACCACCAGCGCCAACCACCACAGGATAGGCCGTTACAGCAATACCCACACTGCTGTTATAGATCACACCCCCCGCACCGGCACCGCCGCCACGTTTGTTGCCTCCTGAGCCGCCACCACCGACAGCCAAGACCTCGATAGTCGCACCTGTAGATGCAGCAGTGACGGCGAACGTATCACTCGCGGTGAACACGTGATAGCGGTAGCCGCCGATAGTCGTGATGGTTCCGCCTGTCGCGGAAATAGCTTTACGTGCGCCGAAAAAGGAATTGATTGAAATGGTTCCCGCAGAAGGGATGTTCACCGCTCCGCCACCGTTCGGATAGCCGACCGTGCCCGCCACAACATTAACGCCGCCTGCGTAGTATGCGTCGAGGCTAGCAGGGGTTACGCCGCCAAATTCCGTCTGAATCTGAGCCAGCGATAAAGGGTTACCGAAAACAGGAAGTGTCATAGCGCACCTTACGTAATAGCGCCAAAGGCAGTCACGTTGCCAACCACAACCAAGTTACCTGAACTGTCGATGGATGCTTTGTTTACCCCACCAAAAGCAAAGTAAATTTTTGTACCCGAGAGTGTCACAGTCCAGTTACTGCCGGAAAGCCCTGCAGCAGTGCCAGTTGTGCTTTGGTTCAGGATAGGGAACGTGCAGTTTGTCAATGCGCCGGAGGATGGTGTGCCCAAACTCCCGCCGTTTACCACTGGAGCGCCAGCACTACCGACGTTCAAACCCAATGCAGTAGAAACTCCAGTACCAAGACCGACAACACCGGAAGAAATAGGCAAGCCTGTGGCATTTGTCAGCGTACCTGAGACCGGTGTGCCTAAAGCGAGGGATGTAAACGTCGGGGCGTTTAGGTGGGTGTTTTGGGGGGCGAAGTTTGTGCCGTCGCTCCAAATTGTCATTACCTTACCTGCGGGGACGGCTACGCCTGTACCTGCCGCAGTAGTGTCGCCTAGCAGGGTCGAGTTGTAGACCGTCGCCGTATACGCCGTTGTGTTGTAAATAACATACATCTTAGGGCTTGGTGGGGCGTACACCGCAAAGTTTGCACCGGTAAGGGTGGTAAATGCAATGACCGCATACCGCGCCTGATCGGCCGTACCGTACTCCGCAACAAGCGCTTGTGCGGCTGCAACAACGCTGACAGAGAGGTAACCTGCAATCGCGCTCTCAAGAACGGTGCCTAGGTTTGTGTTGGTCGTAGCGCCCCATACACCGGCTTGGTCGCCGGTGCCGATGAGTTCGATACGTAAGTCGGGTGAAAATCCTGAAGACATGTCGCCCCTTTATGTGAATTTGAATACGTCTACTGTGAGCGAAGGGAGCGAGGAGGCAAACACATTGACGCTCTGCGAAGGAGCCCACGGCTGTCCACAAGACGTGCAAACACCAGTCTGCGATTCTTCTTGGCTCACTGGGTCTTGACAATGCGAACAGACGACCTCCACCTCGTGCGCAGGTTCGATGGTTCCGTCTTCAAGAATACGTGTAGGGGTTGTCTGTTTCATCTTATTGCGCCGTGATTACCGATGTCCATGTCACTGGGCCCTTGTTGGCATTTAAGGTACCTAAAGAGGCAGTCGCCCCAACACCCGCTAGAGTTAAGCTGATACCGCTTTGTAGGCCCAAAGCACCCAACTGCGCAGTGGCGGCGAAACCCGTCACAGGTACTGTGGATGTGAACTGTAAGGCACTCGAAAACGGAGCGCCGGCAAATGGAGCTAAACCAAACATGAGTGCCTTTCAACGAGAGGGGCCGAAGCCCCCGTTTTTAGTAAGCGATTGCGTTGCCGGTAGTAGCCGCCAGCTCAAACCACTCGACGTTTACGTACAAGTTGATAGCGCCCGCAACGGCCATAGTCTGCACGTTGTTGATAATGAAGCCTTCGTTAGCTGCAAGAATCATCGGGTAGTCGCCAGTCTGGTGCTGGTAAATCGGTGTGGCTGGCATAGTAGTACCAACGGTTGTCGATGTGCCGTTTACAAATGCCATGGCTTGAGTGTCCAAGGTACGTGTACCCGCAGTGTTAGCGCCGGTGTTAGCGATCATGATTTGACCACCACCAGCAAAAGCCGATGTAGGCATCGTAGTGCGCAATTTACCAGTGTTGGTCTGCGTAAACGCAGCAGTTAAACCGCCCGTATCGTTAGCTGTCCATTGACGCGCAGCCTGCAAAGAGAACTGCAAAGACTGCGCAGTGGTAAACGCTGTGATTGTGGAGAAGCCAATCTCAATCCGGCGGATCAAGCATAGGTTTGTACTTGTAGCGGGAGCCCAGCGGAACGAGAAGGCGGTAGACCCTGCGGCGGCGAGAGTGTACACGCCAGACGTAACGCCCATCTCGTATGCACCCAAACACTCTGAAGGACGCACAGAAATGTGCGCCGCTGTCATTGTTGGGTCCACTGTTTGAAGAACTGTGCTGTTAGCACCTGATTGAATGATAGCCATTTGAAGCTCCTTAGTTAACCGAGAGTGTAAGCAAAAGTGCGACCGCCGGCAATGTATCCGGGGCTTGCGTCGATGTAGATGTTGATGATACCGGCTGTCGTGCAAGACGCCGCTACCTTCAGTCCGTCCATTTCCAGTTCATCCCCGCCACCCGACAGCAAAGCGACAGGGCTAGAAAAACCAGAACCAGTACCGCCGATAGAAGCTGCCGCAGCAGACAGCGTATCGCCGTAAGAATACCCAGAGCCTGATGCCGTAGCGCCTGCAACTGCGGCTAAGGTGTATGTAAACGCAGAACCTGCGCCGAGAATTGCCGTAGAGGCTGTCAGCACATCGCCAGCAAGGTAGTTAAAACCTGTACCTGTGGCGGCAATAACCACCGAAGTCACGACGCCGCCGGATACGGTAACGGAAGTAGCGGTAGCGCTTGTACCAGAACCGCCGGTCAAAAGCACGTTGAAGTACGTACCGTTGGTATATCCAGAACCGCCAACAATTGTGCCGTTAGCAAAAGCACCGACCACGTTGTATAGGTTGACCGAAGTCACAGCACCTACTGCCACAGTGATGGACGATGCGACCAAGCCGGAACCTGTGCCACCAGTCAACGGCACGTTGTAGTACGTGCCCGTTGTGTAGGAAGAACCCCCAGCGGTCGTACCAAGCGCAATCACCGTATTAGCGGCTTTTGCTGTAGGGGCCATGTTGATAATGCTCGATGTGTTTGCACTGGCGTCACGGAACGAGTAGTTGTATGACTGCACAACCGCGCCTACACCGCCCAAGCCAACAGTGACTTGGGTAGGCTGCACGGACGCAGTCTGTATTTGGCCGTTGGGGAACTTGAATCCGCCAGAAGTCGACTCAATCACACCCGCCACTTGTGCTGAACCACCAACAATTTTCAACCGAACACCCGCAGTGTCAGCGGTAGTGCCAATCAGCACGTTGTTCGTAGTTGGAGCAAAACGAGCAACTTCATTTGCCGCCAGCGTGCCGCCTTGGAAGAACTTAATCGACTTGCCGGAGGTGCTAGCAAGGATGGCTAAGTTTCCACCCGAAGCAATTGCGTAGCTATCTACAGGCCCAACAGCAGTGTATGCCGGGTCTGCGTACGTAGAGCTGTTGATACCAAAATCAAAGTAGTTGCTAGTGTCTGTGCCAGTGTCTGCAGTCAGCACTAGGTCAGTAGATGCCGCGTTTCCCGCATTGGTGTTTTGTAAGAGCAACTGCGCATAGCTGTTAACGTTTGCGTAAAACTGAGCAAGGGAGTTTGTGAACGTCGTACCGCTTGGCGTACCCAAAGTCAGGAAACCGCCCGGGTCCAAGTTCACAGACTTGCTGGATGGGTATGTACAGAAGACGTTCTTCACGCCCGCCGTAAAGGTCACAGCGTTGTTGCTGTTAGACGATTGGTAGACAGTGGTGCGCGTAAGCACGGTGGCACCCGAATCCAGAGTACCGAGACCCACTTCCCACTCATCCGCGCTGCTATTGACGATACAGTAGTACGTCGTGTTGCTGCTACCGATACCGGCAGAGAAAGACTGGAATCCGCTTGGGGCTCCAGCCAGCGTAAAAGTACCTGTACCTGTTGAGGTAGAGGTCTCTAAAACGCGATCATTAAGAACAAGTGCCATGTTGACTCCCGATTAAGCAATACGGATGATGGCGCTTGTTGCGTCAGCAGCAGGGAAAGTGATGGTGAACGTACCGGCCACTACCGTTTTGTCTGCGCCGAAGTCGAACACTGCCACACAGGCATTGCCATTTGTGGCGTTGTAGAGCAGCGCCCCACGAGCAGTAAACGAAGCGTTTGTCCATGAGGTGTTAGCAAAGGAGATAAACGCCGTAGTGCCGCCAGATGTGGGCGGGGTAGAGACCGTCAGTGTGTTACCGCCAGCGGTGTACCCAGCGCCGGAAATCTCATTTGCTGTGCTGTACGCGGTTGTGGTGGGGCCGAGTACTACAGAAGAAGTGAACAGCGCAACTTTAAACGTGTCGCTTGAAAAGTTTTGCGAGCCTTGCAAAAGCTGAACTTTGAAGCTCGTTGCAAGGGATTGTGTAATAGCCATTGTGATGCTCCAAAAATTCCGTTATTGCACGGGTACTCGAACTTGACCAGAACGGTACGCGTCTTGACGCTCTTTACCGTCACCCATTTGTTTGTATAAACCCATTGCGTCATCGTACCTAGCTTTGTACATTGTTGCAATGTCCGTTTCGCCCTTCATGAACACGATTGCCTCAAGCAGCGCACCATACAACAGCACGGAGTCGAAATTATCGCCTAACCATGATGTGCCAACGTCCACAATAGATTGCGGGTAGTGGTAGTAGTGCAGCTCAACGCTGTACGCAAGGTCTGGCGTTGGTCCAACAATCAAAGAGTACTGCTTATACGGGGTGGGGACGTTGTCGCCCACAGTCATACCGAACAACGCGTAATACTTGGGCAAGCCTGTATCTGTCGGTGTTGGGTATGCTTGGCGAACGAAACTAACGTCTTTGTTCAGCAAGAACTCTTGCGGGCTATCAAGCACACCAGCCGTTGGGTCAGTCAACACCGCCAACGAGTACACCGCTAAAAAATCATCAGGCAAGTTCAAGTATTTCTCACCTGCGGACAACGAACCGTATAAGTTCTTACGCAGCACTGGAGGCTGCACCGTGTTGTAAATGCGTTGCTCGGCCTGACGGATGAACAGGTTTACTTGCTCCGAACTTGCAACGACTGTTACGCCCCCTGTGGGGTTAGTAAACGTCGATTCCGCGAAATCGTTTTCGCAGTACGACTTGATCGTGTTAAACAACTCGGTGTAGTTCATGTCTTATGCCATTGGACCGCGAGCCATTACGCCCTTGGTAGCTGCGCCTGTACCGCGGATTTTGATGCCCGAAGTCTTGACGTCATCACGTGCGGGATCGCCAGCGCTTACGCGTGGGCAAGCTGTTTTAAGCGTCATTTGATTGGCAGCCAAAGTGTTTGGGTCTGTCATCTTTGTCGCTTTGGCATTGGGGCCGTGAGGCTTAGCATAAGTTGCTGCTGGTAAATTGTTGATTTTGGCCATATTAACCTCGCTTTTGATTTGCAATCTTAGCCAGACCTCGGCCCAGTTTGAGCATGTCTGCATCAGTTTTGCCACCTTTGGAACTCTTGCCGCCATCTTTGATGGAAACGGTTGGGCCGCTATCGCCAAGATTTTTACCTTCAGTCTTACCTGATTTGGTAACACCGTCTGCTGCTTTTCTAAATGTCATGTTCGACTCCTTACGTCGTTGATATAGTAAGTGTACCAAGTTGGCCAACACCAATCAAGTCATTTGGTGTTAATGGCGCATCAAAGCTGCTTGAGCCGCCAATAGGGTTCCAGCCCCATTGTATGATGCGACTGCCTTGGCCTTGATAGCCATCGGTCAGCAGCCCTGATGCCACATAACTGCGGTCAGGACGTGGGTTACGTACGGCCTGTGGGTCATCAACCGGGTACATACCTAGTTGCAACTGTGGGTGGTCAGGGTCCCAACAAGGGCCGCACACCATGAGCTCGTAGTTCTTCGTTTTCACCACCTCACGCTTGAGCTGCGTCAGCTTAAAGCGAAAGCCACAGCGATCGCACTCAGCGATGCTGTTTTTGCCGGAGGAGAAACGATTACCCATTAGATGAACATCTGACGCGGCACGAACCGGATCGCTGCCTTCTCTTGGTCTTCACCTGCGGCAATCTCCCAAGCCTCATCGTACTGGGCCTTCAAGACCTGCAAGCGCTCCAGACCACCGGGCACTTTAAGCGCCAAGTAGTAGGCCAAGCCAGCGGTCATGCAGGGCACGAAACGGAAAGGCACGTCCATGACGTTCACACCACCACCGGCATCTTGCACGCGGCGCATACGCCAGTACACGAACTGATACTGCTGAGCATTGTCAGGTGTCGGCCAAACGGTTACAGCAGGGAGGCGAGCCCAGTATGTGGCCGCACCAGCGGTGTGAGCTGCTGCGGTTGTGTTGTTCTGGCCACGGAAGCAGTTGTATAAAGTGTTGCCCGTGATGTAGCCGTACTGAATGAACTCGGAATCAAGTTTGATGAAACCGGTTGACGGTAGTCCAGTTGCGTCGGTAAGAACAATCGTGGAATCTGTCGAGGTGATTGTTGATGCAAGCGTAGCTCCTATGTCTGACTGTTGGCCGTCCAAACGCTGTACCCATACCTGAATTGGACGGGCTTGTTGCAGTTTGTTTGGGAGCGTAGCATAGGTAGAAACACTGATACGCGTGATGGTCAGGTCGGCTTGGTTGCTAATGCTATTGGCCTGCGTACGAATCACGTGTTCGAGCAGGTCCACGGTGTCGTTGGGTAGCGCGTATGTGTTCTGGCCTTGCACGAGGTTAATCGTGCCCTGCTCAAACGTCCACATATTCACGCCACGGTTCGCCCAGTCGGCGAACAAAAGGTTCAGAGACCGTCGAGCGGTCTTCAGGTCGTAACCAGTGCGCAGCTCTGAACCGACGCGTTCAAACGCCTCCTCAACCAGTTCGGTGAGGTCTAGGTTAAATCCAGCGGTTCCAGAGGTGTTTGCCATTTAGCATTTCCATTTTTTTAAATACGCCGCGAGCTGCTTGGCTTTAAGCGAGCTGTCCGCAACATTACCCGCAGCTAAATTGCATTTACCACAAAGCAAGTCCCGCACTTCGTTGGTTGTGTGGTTGTGGTCAACACAAGGACGTGTGTTACGGTTGCCATCAAATTCAAAAGACACATTGCAGCAAGCACACTTTCCACCTTGGGCCAGTAACTTTTCCGCAAACTGCGCCGAAGAAATGCCGTATTTTGCCGGAAGATTGTACTTTCGCGTGGTTTCTTTTGCACAGACCTTACATGCGTAGTTCAGCCCAGACACTTGGTTTTTGTTTTTATTAAACAACTCTGGCGGCTTCCACTCGTGGCACTTACTGCAACGGTATCTACCGTGCTCGTCTGCCGATTTTGGGATTCGCCCCCAAGTGCGTTTAGCGCTCAACACTTCCAAGCCCTCAAAGATTTATTGATCCGAGAGTTCGGGTCTTTCTTGGCCTTCTCTCCGGTCAATTTAGCTTTCATCCCCGACATCCTCGCGCAAAACGAATCCTTGCGGCTGCCGCCTTCAGGCTGTGGGGCCTTCAGACCGGGCTTGCCGGGGTTTGCTTTGTTGTAGGAGGCACGCCCCTTGGCATTCAAACCGCCGGCTTCAGCCTTGCCTTCTTTGCGTGTCCACGCTGGAGACTTGACCTTACCGCCGTCGGCGTACATCTCAACCTCGTTGGGGTTATCCTTGCGGGTAACCTTTTTGCCCTTGGGCATTTTAGAGGGGGAGACGGCCCCCATACCGCGGCTGGCCAACATGATCGTCTCAGCTTAGCACTTGCCGCCGCGCTTCATGGTGACCTGTGTGCCCTTGGTTTTACCCTTAGAAGCAACACCGTCAGCTGAACGCACAAAACCGCCCTTAGCCATCTTTTTCACAGGCTCAGACTTCTCACCCTTGGCATACTGCATAGGGCTGATCTTGCCAGACTTGATTGCTTTAGCTTCTTTGAGTTCTTCACTCATTGACTCTTTGCCTTTGAACAAGGACTTTGGATCGAATTTAGCCATAGTGTCACCACCTTTTGAAAATTTCTTGCCTTTATCGGCTTTGCTGAAGTCTTGCCCCACGGACTGTGGGACGCCTACTTTCTTGGCAAACGATGGCGAGTGTGCAATCGCGGCCATGAAATTGTGTTGCTTTTTACTGCTGCTGGGCATGGTGCTTCTCCATAAGTCGGTCCAGTTTCTCATCCAAGCGATCAAGCCTGTCCAAGACCCGGTTAATGTCCGCGTGGACTTCCGTTTTGGTGATGTACTTTTCAGCGCCTTCTTCGCGGGTTTTGCTAAGGAGGATTCCGATACGTTTGATTTCATCAGACTTCTCCTTGAGCACCCATGTAGTAAGGCCCATACCGGCAGACAATACGATGTTCCAGATCATCAAGTCCATTTAAGAACTCGTCAAAGCATTTTTAATCAAGACGCCGATGCCTAAAACGCCGATGCCTAAGCCTGCGCCACTAGATTTACATTGCAACTGAAAGTCTGATTTTTCAACAATTGCATTTGGGTATGGTCGTGTGACCGCAAAAGTGTTTAAAAACGGAGCGGCAATAACGACGTTACTGATGTTTGTGGAGCTTGTAATAAGTGCTCTGATGGTCGCAAATACGCCAGAAGTTACCGAGGTAGATGAGAATGCATCGAACTGAGTCATGTACGCTGTGTAGCCCGCAGGGACAGTGTAAACAGACATGTTTGTTTTACCGCTGCCGATAGCAATTTGCGCATAGGTCGTGCCGCCTGCGTTCTTAACGTACACGGTTCCAACAGCAGCTCCAACAGTAGTTATCACGTTGTTGATGCGCCAATACACTTTTGTTGTCGCCACATCACTTGTGCCGTTCAACGCAACTACTTCCGTAATGCGGTTGTAGTCTGCATCTAGGCCAAAGATTTGAACGCTGACTGCCGTGTCAGAAGCCGAGCTACTAGACACAACCATAGTCGAAGCAACAGTAGGAAACACATACGCAGCGTTGTTTTCCCACATAGACACAAAGCTGGTACTGACCGCAGATGCGTAACCAAAGACGTTGACCACTTCATGGCCCGTAATCTGGCCACGAGCTACTTGAAGCTCAAAGGGTTCGTATGTACCTACTTGCGTTATTGAACGTATTACGCCTAAATTCGCCATCTTGTCTCTCCTGTATTGCGGGGGCCGAAGCCCCCGAGATCAATTAAGCTGTGTACGCGCCGTTTGTTGGAACGTAGTAAACGATACGGCCGGCAACGGTGCCGCCGGTGCCCGCAGAAGCGCCCACGCTGCCAGTAATCTTAACCATGTCTACAGCAGACATGACAACACCAAGGCTTGTACCAGCTGTAGAAGTTTCCCAAGTAACGTTAGCTTTGGCAGTGGTGCCCAGACCTTCGTTAATCAGAGTGGCGGGGCTGGCTGTGCCTGCGGTGTACAGGTTAAAACCCATATCGAACGTAGGAGTTGTTCCGCCAGTGATAGCTGCGTTGGTCTGGATCGAAGTAACGATTGCGCCCATAGGCAAGACCACTGCTGCGGTGTCCGTGCTGGACTTTTGAACTGCGGTACTAGCAACGGCTGCGCCACTGAAATAGAAGTCAGCAACCATCAACATAGAGCCAGCGTAAGCTGTTTTAGTTGTGTCGCCGCCGCCTGAACGCCAGACTGATTGGGTAGTCGAAGTAGCCATGATTTTTCCTTACATGCTTAAAGCGTATCAATCTGCATGAAGTCAGCCGGACCTGTTTGATACGCCGGGGGTTTCCGGAGTGCATTGAATATACACTAATCAAACAGCGGGGGCAATCTTCTTTTTGCGGGCCGCAAGCATTTTCTCTCGCTCCGACGGATCAGCCCATGCTTCTTTCATTTGAGCCTTCTTTGATCCGGCGCGAAGAACAGCTCCGCATTCTGGACAACCGGCCCCTTTTCGGAACCGTGCTGCGTACTGAGAGAATATGCCATGCTGCTCACAAAATACCCCCTCAATACGTACCAACGCCCCAAGGTACTGGGCGTTGCTGAAGTCGTATTTGTTTTGAACTTCAACAGGAAACTTAGCGTGTACCACTTGGAAGTCTGCGGGTAGCTGCTCCTTGGCATTACGCTTCATGTTCTCCCTAGCTCGTTCTAAGCCCTCTGGGGTGAAGGTACGTGGTCCTTTGGGTACGCCGCGCTGTGTGTCACCTATCTTTTCACGGACCTCGGGTGAGACAGTTTGACCATAGCGGTAGTGCTCTGCGCCTGCGGCTTTTCCTTTGCGACTGGCGCTTGTTTTGTCCTTTGACGCTTGCGTATGTTTTATACCTAGCCGCGACAGTTCGGCACTTGCATTAATGTTGTAGCACTCCTGCTTTCCTACGTGCTGCACAAGGTACATATCTTCGACCTGTAACTGCGAAACACCTTCTTGAACTTCCTCAAGCACTTCAAAAACAAACGCGTCAGCGCCGTACTTATTCCACGCAGCTTGTAGGCGAGGGTTCTTATGTGCATTGCGTTTAAGGTCGTATTTGTGCTGCCACTCACGACGTGCAAAAGACTCTGCACTACCGATGTAGTACTTGCCGTTTGCCATGTTGGTGATTTGATATATGACGGCCATTTGTATCTCCGGTATAAAGCTAGGGAATACGTAGTATACATGATGTGCGATACAAAGTAACAAAAGTAAAAAGGGCTCCCGAAGGAGCCCTTAAACCGCATGGTTAGTGGGTTTGCTTAGTTAGAACCAGCAGAACCGAACATTCCGAGCGGATCCGACCAGCCGAAGCTGTATCGTTCGCGGGCCTTGTAACGCACGTTCCCGGTATCGAAGTCTCCATCCATTGAGTTAGTCAATGGCGAGCGCTCGAAATGCTTCAAACCGTTAGGCACGTCTGTGGTCAAGAACCAAGCGTTTGTATCGGTAAAGAAGTGGTTAATTGCGTAACCTTCAGGGATAGAACCGTTGTTCTTGATAGCGTTGATGTCGTTGTCGGTTGTACCAACGCGGAGGCTGGTTTCCAACAAGCGGGTTGCAACGAATTGCAGGGCCGATGGAATAATCAACTTCTTAGGCATCGCAGCGATCAAGAGACCACGTTCGTCGGTCCACTGAGCGATTTGAATAACAGCGTTTTCCAACGAAGTTTCGTTCAAGTCAGCAGCAGTAGATGGGCTGTTGTAGTTGACGCCGCCGTTAACCAGTGGGTGACCCACGCGGCTACCGCCAGAGCTAACACCGAACAACGACACGCCGTCACCACCCAAGTAGCTACCGCTGAAACCGTTGTTGATAACGGAGGCAGCTTTAACTTGCTTGGTGTAAGACATAGCGCGAGCCAAAGACTTGGTGTAGCGAGCAGACAGGCTGTCGTACAAGTTGTCTTCAACTGCTTCTTCAGTGATGGAGAAGCCGAGAGCGATGGTCTCGTGGTTGTAACGAGCTGTGAAGGCTTCTTGTGCGTTGTCAAAAGCGATGGCAGAACCTTCGTTTTTAACAGGAGCAGCGCCGAAGCCGGCCAACTTAGTCTCTTCTTCGAAGCTACGCTCAGATTTCTCTGTTTCGTAGATTTCTTTGTGCTCTTCGCCGTAGCGTGCGTACTCCATGCCGAACAAAGCGTTCAGGCCGGGAAGCAATTCTTTGAGCAGTTGTGCGCGTGAAATAGCCATTTGTAATTACTCCTTATGCCACGCCGACGGCGTTGCTATAGCTGTGGTAGCCGGGGTTGAACTTAACCAAGATGTCTGTGAAGTTGTCGCCAACAACAGAGAAACCTTGCATGTTCACGAAACCAACCACGCGGAAAGCAGCAGTTGTAGCGATGGTGGTAGCTGTCACAGCAGAAGTGGAGTTACCAGTGGTTGTAGAACCAGTGCTAGTGCTTTGAGCAGCAGCAAAGAAAGTGTTCTCGCCCAGTTTGGCTTGAGCCACAGCGCCGTTAGCTTGCACTTGGAACACGGTACGGTCGTCATCAATAACGAGGGCCACGGCATTCAAAGCGTTAGCTGGGTAGTACTGCGAAAACAGTGTCTGACCTTGTGCGTTGACATAAGAGCAGCCGACGAAAACGCCAACAGCGCCAGTCAAAGTACCTGAGCCGGGGAACGAGTTAGTCGTACCATCAGCGCCAGTGCCAGTCACCAGTTGCAAATAACCATCAGTGCCCACATAAACAACGCTGCCGTTGAAAATGTTAGTGCCGTAACCGGCAGGCGTGATGGGGAAAGAGCGAGTGCTACCTGCATAAGGTAGGCCACCCAACTCATTGACGGCACGAAGGCCGTAGGGAGAAGCGGTAGATGCCATTTAAGGACTCCTTGTTTACTTAGAACCTGAACCAAAACCACTGCCGCGACTTGATGTGGACTTGCGTTCCGCAAAAAGAGGCATACGTGGATCATTGTTTCGCATGAAGTGGTTGTCCACTGAATCCATCTGGTTCTGCGCTTGATTGGCGTAATAGTCGTCACGGGCTTTCGCTTGTTCGACAGACATCTTGCAAAGCATGAGTCCGCCAATTTCCACATTGCCTGTTCCGGCATCACCGAACAATTGCAGTTCTGGATGGTCCTCTGCCTTTACCGGCACCCAACCTTCGCGCATCTTACGGGACACGTTCGGGTGGTCAGCTTTTCCAACTACGTGTGTCGCAATCCAGCGATACGCGTAACCGGGCTCTGGTGTTGGGTCGGGCAGAGATGTCGGCGGTACGTATACAGCACGAGCATTTTTATCGCGTGACACGAGATCACGAGGGGTACGGTTTGCAGTCATCTTAGTTCTCCAGTTTTGCTACTTGTACAGCGTATTGCTGAGGGGTCAATCCAAATTTCTTAGCCAGCGCGAGCTGGGTTGTCGTCAGTTGGACTTTTTTAGCCCCCGACGATCTTGTGGCAGGGGCTACGACGGAAGCAGGTTTTCTGGAGGACGCACCGTTAGATGACGTGTCTTCAGTGTCCCCAAAAACTTCGGGGAACTTGGACTTCACGCGAGCATTGATCTGCTCGAAATACTCGTCTGACCTTGGGTCAGTCCCGGAGTTCACTAGTTTTTGATGCAGCCCTAGTGCAAAGCTGGTAACTTCTTCGAACCCATTGCTTCCAAACCACTGGTTTTTAGCTTGCCAGCGCAAGGTTTTTTCGTCTGGTTGTACGCGTTCGGGTTCGCGATGAGTCGTTTGTACCTCATCAGATTCCACTTGTAAAGGGGTATGACGAAACTTTTTCGCATCTTCCACTTTTATTTTGGCATCCAACAAGGCTTCTTGTGCTGCAAGGATGGCGTCAGAGTCAAATGACTCCTGTGCGATCTTGTATTCACGGCGGGCTTTGTCAAGCTCAGTCTCGGCCATAGCCTTCGATTGGGCCACATAGTGCTCAGCACCTGTGTTGACGTTTTGACGCAAAGAACGGTTCTCTGCGATCAGTTGTTTGGTGAGGTTCTCAAGCTCGAGCTTCTCACGCATGGTGGCTTCTTTGACACGGCGCTCGTCGTGGCGGGCATGTGTCAAATCCTTAATGCGCTTTTGCACGTTGGATGAGTACGACTCGATCTCCTCTTCCGAGGGGTCTTCCACTGCTTTTTCAAGCGGTTTACGACCACGGTCTTTTTCAGGGGTGTCGTCAATGATCTCGACTTCGATGTCGCCATCATCCACTGTTACCTGAACAGACGTGTCTTCGAGTTCGTCTGGGAACTTGTATTCAGACATCTTTGCTCCTTATGCGCGGGTTAATCCGCGGGGGTCCATAACAACAGCTTCCACTTGATCGTCGTTAATCAGGCGGAATTCTTTACCGAAAATCTTGAAACGCGTACCGGTATATGTACGCACGAGCACGAAGTCACCGTCTTTACACCAAGCGCCTGTGGGGAACTTGGTAGTGTCTTTGTACACGTCTGGTCCTGTGCGCAAGACAAACAACACGGTTGTGCCGTGCTCTTCACCACGCATTGAGGCCGTGTCACGAACTAAGTCGAGGGTTGTGCCCGCGAGTTTCGCATCCACTTCGGGGACCACGCAGAGAATCTTCCAACCTGTTGGTGTTGGTAGTGCTCCAGCTTTGGTTTCGTCGTCAGCACTTTCTTCCGGTGTTTCCATAGGTTGAATGTGGGTTGGTAGGGCGATGCCCGGGGGCAGGATTAATCCTGACAGGGTTTCAGTTGTCATTTGCTTTCTCCGCTTTCGTTGCAAGGTCGATGATGTAACGCTCTGCAAGGGCTAGACCCTGAATAATCCCACAGAGTTTTTGATACTGGCTAAAGTCCTGACACACCCCGCCTGCGAGGTCGTCAGCATAATTGTTCATATCGGTGCGTACTTGTTCGCGCAGTACGCGTGCGAAGTCTTGGATCATTTGGTGTTATTACCTCGTGGTTGGTTTAGTTGACGATCGGAAGCATAGATTTCGGACGCGGCTTTGATGCCGTCAAGTTTTGTCTTGGAAGACAGTTGTTCTTGAGAAATTTTGATCTTGGCCGCTTCCAACGATGTCTTGGCCGTCAGAGCCTGTGACTTGATCTGTAAATCGGCTTGCTTGAGCTGCAAATCGCCCTGAACTTTCTGAGCATTTGTCTGGGCTTCTTGCTGCTTGATAGCCAACTCTTGCTGCTGCATCTGCACGAGCGGGTCTTGAGCTTGTTGCTGTGCCTGCTGTTGAGCGGCTTGCGCTTGGTTTTGTGCCAAGGCTTGCTGTGCGGCTTGTGCCAACATGCCTGACAAGGAGATTTCAACTTGTGGTGGCAACTGCTGGTCGTCTGCTGGCAAAGGCATACCCAACTGCATTTCGATTTGTTGACGGTACTGGAAGCCAACGTGTTCGGCCAAATGTGCCGACACCGCAGCCATGATCTGCTGGGCTTTGGGGTTCTGGCCAATGATCGCCATAACCGTTGGGTCTTGCATCATTGCTTGGTGCACAGCAATGTGGGACTTATGGTCTTGGTGGAAGAATGCCTTGGCTGGCTCGCACTTAAGCAGCTCTTGGTTCTCGGACACCGGGTCTTTCGGCTTCATGTCTTCGGCCAATGGGATCAGCTTCTCGGCGTTCTTGATGCCCAACACCTCCAACATGTTGCGGTGCAGCTGAGGCAAGTCATATATGTCAGGCGCCATCTGGGCCATTTGAATGACCGCTTGGTACTGCACAACACGTTGTGACATGGTTGCAGCATTGGGATCACTGACCGGAATGATGTCGCAGCACGCGTAGTCGGACTGTTTGGCCGTACGTTTACCTTCTTCTGGCTCGAAATCGTAGTCAGGGTCTGTGTAATCGCGAATGATTGTCGACAACAGGCGCAATTCTTGCTTGAACGCGTAGTGCAAACGGGCCTGCACAGCCGTCATGATCTTCAGCTGGCGCTCAAGGATGGCAAGGGTTGTACCCACGGGGGCTTGGGCGGACATGTCCGACACCTTCATGTCTGCGGATGCAGCGAAGCGACGGCCTTCCTCCACAATCTTGTCCAGCAAGCCAGACAACACCAAACTTGGTTCTTTGTAAGGCAGCGGTAAGATGCTGTCGCGCATGTTGCCCGAACCAACGTCTACGTCGCGCCATTCACCCGGTGCAATCGGAGTGTCATCACCTTTGATGCGAAGTCCCCGTGACTTGAGACCGCCGGGCAAGTTAGACAACGTTCCAGCGTCCACCAATTGACGCATGATTGACGTCGCTGACTTGGCGAAGCCTCCGATGAGATGGAACAGACCGAAGCCATAGGCCCCAAAACCCGGGATGTACTGATAGTGGACGAAGTGTTGTCGCTTGAGGCGGAGGTCATCTTCTTCCTTCCAGTTACGGCGAATGGCCAGAATCTCGTTTGTGCCTTTAATCATGGTCACAACGTAAGGCAAGGCAATGCCTGTCTCTTCGCCGTCACCGTCCACGTCCTCGTAACCTTCGAGGTCCAAGTCAACGTGAATCTCCAAGAGCGTGTAGCGATCGTCGTCGATGTCGCTGAAGCCAGTCTCTTTGTCCTTGGCTTTCTGGATGTCCGTCTGTTCCTTGGTAGCTTCGCCAAGCTCGATGTCAATGTAGAACTCCGCTTGCTGGAGCTTCTTGATCTCGTTCGCTGTTTTGCGCATGACGTGCGTCAGGCGGTAGCAAGTGTCCATGTCGGTCGTGCCGTAAGGCAGGATGATGTCCTCGGCCGGCACAAACATCGACACTTGGCGGCCGAGGCTGGGGTCGTAGTACACCTTCTTGAACGCTGAACCCGTAGCTGGCAGCGACCACAACATACGTTCTTGTTCTGGGCGGAACTCGCGCATGACTTCTGTCAGCTCATAGTTCAAGTCTTCCTGAACGCGCTTGGCGGCTTCTTTCTTCTCGGTGGTCTCTTTCCCGACGATCTTGGTACGCACTGGCCCCGCGGCTGGGAACATCTCCGTGATGGTCTCGCTCTGAAAGCGCACCACAGCCTCGGTAATCATGGGGTGGAACACACCGGAGGCACCATTCCAAGGTTCTGTGCGTTCCTCGTACTGAAGCCCCAGCAGCTTTAAACCCTCGGTGTACGCTTTCTCCCAGTCTTTGCGGCTGGCCTTGTCTTGGTCGATTGAACCGGACAGCTCACCAGCCAGTGACTGCATGGCGCCTTCGTCCATGTACTCGGCGAGGTTGTCATTGAAGCCTTCGTCGCCGTCTTCTTCTTCTTTGCCAATGCTGATCTCCAAGTCGCCTGCGTGAATGTTGACTTCTTCGGGATCAACAATTTCGATCTCGATTGGCTCCTCGTCTTGTGCGAGTGCGTCGATGCCCATAGGGGCTTGGGTAAGTGCTTTGTCGAATGCCATGAAGTGTCCTTAATAGTAGGCGTTGGTGCGGCGGCGGAACATCTTCGGTTCATCGCGTTCGTCCGATTCTAGTGAAATGAAGCCCCCTTGTCTAAATCTTAGGAGGGCCTGACTGGTCGTGTCCACATAGTCGTCGTGGTCGCCGTTCGGGAACGACGCCACTTCTTCAATCACTTCCCGTGCCCAGCGCGTGTCCGGTGCCCACACAGTCCCAGACGCAAACAGGTCCGCAATGGCGTTTACACGGACAACTTTGTCGTTGCCACGGGACGGGCTGAACTCCTGCACCGGTATGCCCATGTTGCGCAACTCTTGGAT